TCATACTGCTTTTTTACCAACAACGATCCACTCTTTGCCGCGGTCATCATTGTATCTGTCAGTCATTTTCATTGTTTTGTGGCCCAATAGTTTCTGAGTGTCTATTCCTTGCTCACGATACAAGCGCTCTGAAAGAGACCTCTGTTCATGGAAAGTCGGTGCTGTTCCTTCTTCCCAGGTAAGACCGCTTTTATCCCGTGCTTTCTTGAACGTTGAAGTAAGTGTTTTGGCTGACACTTGGTCACCACGACTAGCCTGTGAGGTGCTATGGCGAAAATGAACAAGATATTTACTCACCACAGCATCTCTACATTTTGAAATAACATCACTCAGAGTAATATTTAACGCTTCATTTCTGAGAGAAAGGGGAATGGCTAAACGAGTTCCTGTTTTCTCCTGCTCAATATGCAGCATATCATCCCATACATCCGAAAACTTCATATTGCAAATATCCCCAAGGCGTTGCCCTGTTACAATGGCAAGCAACATTCCACATTGCAAATAAGGTTGTTGTTGTTCGGCGGATGTATAAATAGCCTCCCATTCCTCCAGAGATAGCCTTTGTCTGCTTATCTTATTTCGTGGCTGTTTCGTTGCTTGGGCAGGGTTGTATCCTGGAGGAACGTGACCAGCATGTTGAGCCTCTTTAAAAACATCTATTAGTACCATGCGTACAACTTGAGCCATCCTGTTATGACCCTCAGCCTTAACAGCATCTGTTATTTCGGAAATATCAAGTGCTGTTATATCTTTTAGATATTGCATACCACAATGCTCACGAAAAAGACGGATTGGTTTAGCTTTCTGTCGAAAAGAGTTTGGGCGCAGTTCGTTGTGTTTCAATCTTTCCTCCTGCACCAATTCATATTTGTCGAGCCATGAAGAAACTGTAATATCCGTGCGGTTTCCTTTCATGCGAGCCAGACGCTCGTTAATACCAAGGATCTGCCTGGTGCGCTGCTCTGCAATAATCGTATTTGCTTCACTTGCCACCTGCTTTGCTTCAGCTTCGTCCGTGCCGAGGCTATGAAAACGACCAGAGATAGGGTGTTTGTATTGCCAGTAAACCTTTCCGGTACGTTTATCAAGTTTGCAATATAGGTTTGGAATAGTGATTTTATGGGTACGCGGTCTAGCTGCCATCGCTAATTATCCGTCTCAGTTTTGGGTTAACATGTATTGGAAGTTGAGGTTCAGCAACTACACCTATAAAACGAGCTTCTTTGTCAACCATCCAGCGCCGCCCGACTCTCATCGGTGGTGGTGCTATCATCTGACCTTTAGCGTATTTTTTTAATACTCGCTCGCTAGGGGCTTCACTGCCGAATTCATCTTTCGCCCATTCGAGTAAAGAGACCATACGTGACATTTCTTCTCCATATACCGGCTGCACCCGGTTATCGAACGTTATAAGCACATGACGAGCAACCACCACGGATCCCGTCATTACATCTTCTGCATAGCTGGTGGTCTCGATCATCCTTATCTGTTTCGTAAATCTTCAGTTTGGCAATCACCGTTTTAGATACTGGGAGAATCTGTTTGCGAAGGTTTGCAACTTCATCGGCTAATTCCATAAGACGGCAATGAAGGTCCTTTGCTTCATCCTTATACCAGGCTAAATCATCCCGCATACGCCTCCATCGCCGGCGCTTTAATTTACTTGGCATCAGTCATCATCCTCATCTTCGTCGTCATCGCAGGATGCGAGCAATGGATTCATTCGCCGCCCTCTGCAGTAGTCTTCATACGCTGCGCCAGTTGGGTGATATCAGTCATTCTGTATCCTCCGGACTAATTAGCTCGGCAATCTGTGCCAGCGTGTCTTCGCTTTCACCAACCGGCTTATCCATCCAGTCAAACGAAATCAATTTGCCGCCCTCGATAACTCCGATGTTGAAATCGTCGCTTTCACGCAGCTTAAATCCGTGCCTGATAGCCTTATCGCGCTTATCAAATTTGACGCAGTCAGAGGTGTATTCAATGCCTCCGCCAGTTTCGTTGCACCACAGGTATTGCAGAATCACTATGTATGACTTGCTCATTTGTCGGCCCCCTCGCGCATCTGGTGGCGAATATAGGCCGCGTAGCTTTCGGCTCGTTCTGCGGTGAGGTTGTAGCTGCATTTCATGTTTACAGAGCAGCCATCCTTATTGGCAAAACCGCGGTAAGTTGACGCCATTTCCTCCACCCCATCAGCCTTAATCCCGGCATAGATGCGATCGGTGGCTGGGACCGGGTTTTCAGCATTAACATCGCGGGAAACGTACATGTTGATTTCTGAAACATAATCCAGCGGCACACCCGCGAACATGGTTCCTTCGCCTTCAGAGAAGTATTCAACGTGGTTGTCGCTTATGTCGGTCAACAAGCGAATCATCGACATGTTCTCCGCAGCCAGCTGCACATATGCTTTAGCCAGCTTCAGGAACTTCTGCTCTCTGATCGACAGCTCGCCTGCCGACTCCAGGGAAGCGATGAGCTCGTTTACTGTTTCGATGTTCATGCTGTCACCCATTCAATAACCATGCAGATCCCCCAGGTCACGACGAAAACAGCGACCCAACCGGCAATTTCGATCACAGCTGCGAACCAGAGCAGGGCGCGCCGGCTGTAATTTTCAGGTTCAAAGTTCATTGCGCCTCCCCAAGCACCCAGCGCAGAGCCTCGGCATATTCGCCGCTGGCATCTTCGAGGGCTTTTGCAATTTCCTTGCGCGATTTGATACGCGGCTTTGCTTCACCGAGTATCTGACGTTGCCGACGGGCTTTTTCGTGGCCTTTGGTACCAGCGGTCGCCAGCTCGATTTCTGCCACTTTTGTCCGCTGTTCTTCAGGTGGGAGCGCACCAAGCTGACGCGCCTGGGTAACGGTGACAGTTCCGGACTCCACTGCATCCCGAACAGCCTGGGTGGCATCCAGCAATGACAGCGTTGCGCGTACGGTCTGGACACTCACGCCAAACATCAGCGCTAAATCGTCCTCGTCGTGGCCGCGCTCCAGCGCATCAGCCATTTTCTTTGCTCGGCCCAGCGGTGTATCTGCCTGGCGGATTTCGTTAGCACTTACCATCGCCTGCGCCATGCGAATGGCGGAGCCACGTTTAGCGACTGCCGGAACCAGTAACGGTTCTTTGCCTTCTTTCGTCAGACGCTTGTTAGCTTCCAGTGTATGGCGCACACGCTGGCGGCCATCAACCACACAAGACAGCCCTGTCTCCGGGTCTTTCCAGACGATAATCGGCTCAAGAACGCCCTGGTCCATGATGTTCAGCACCATTGCCTCGCTGATAGGCAGGTGGATGCGCTCATCGTAAAGCGGGTGCGTTTTGTCGATAACCAGGTGCAGTTTTTCAGGTTCAAACGCTAAAACGTTCGTTTTGCCGCTGGCGCCGTATACAACCTTTGAGTCTTTAGCCATGGTTATTAACCCCATTCAGGCCTGCCAACACTGCAGCCTGTGCTGTGTTTTGGTCCATTGCTTCGGTAAGGGCGATGAACGTTACATCCAGCCGTGAAGCGATATTGCGCATTAACTCTGCTTTTTCCGGTGGTAGATCGGGTGCCGCAGCGTAAGCTGCAGCGACCAGTTCTTTAACTTTCATATGTGCCATTAGCGCCGCTCCATCAGCTGGTGGAAGCGGTTCATGAACATCCCGTAGGCCTGGCCTGGGCGAACCGGATTAATAACGAATTGATCCGTCGGAATAATGCCTTCGAGCATGGGCCAGACAGTGCCGTCGTCGATCTCAAAATCACGACGTTCGCTGGCCAACATCACCAGGTCGGCATATTTAACGGTCGGGTGCTGCTCAGCCGGCAGGTCGAATTTCTGACGTATTGCAGAATCAACCCGAATCTCCATTGCGCAATAGTCAGGTAAGAGGTGCTTAAGCGGAGCCGGAATATCCTGCAGGTAAGCCTCGGCAGCATCGTGGAGAAGTGCCTCAAGTGCGAACTCCTGCGGTACGAGCAGGCTGGATAAAACGCTGTGCTGTCCAACGCTGTAGAACTCTGGCAGGTGGCCGGCAAATCGGCAGATATGCGAGAGGGCGGTGGCAATATCCTCGATCTCGATCGCGTCTTGCTGGATATCGAGATAATTAAAATGTTTGCCTGAAAGGGTTTGAAGTTTGAATAAAGCTCATTATTTTTTCTCCATACGTTACGCTGCACAGCGCTGTTATTTGGGTGTAGAAATCCCTCGCCAGAAGGCGATAAATAAAATGATTACGCTTCAATAAATCCCCGCAGCAGCGGAGATTTAAGGCTGAGCAATCAGGCTTAGGCTTTGAAAGTACCGATGAAGGCCTCGACCGGCTTACCGTCGAACTTACCGATCAACAGGTCGCGGAACTCATTGGCGATCGCTTCTTCCTTGGCTTCCAACTGGACGATACGCAGGACGAATACCGGATCATTACTTTTCAGCAGGCTGTTGCGCAGGCTGAATGTACGTTCTCCGAGTCCTTCATACGGCACACATTTGAACTCGAACGCCACCGGCATCACGTCTTTACTGCTGGCTTCGATACTCTGCATCAGCGACTTTTTGCCACTGAAATCACCATCTTCATGATCGGAGGCATTAGTTTGCTGGATGGTGACGCGGCGAACTGCCTGCGCGGCCTGGGCGATTTTCATCGTGTTACCGTCGGCATCGAATGCAATCAGGTAATCACTCCAGTCTTCCAGCCATTCGGCGATTTGCTTCTGATTAAGGTGATCCCCGTTGATCGACAGCAGCGCGCGGAATGGGGCTGTTTTCTTCAGCTTGATCGAGGCGACGTTATCAGCGTGCCCGGGATTATCCAGCGTACCGATGTTGAAGATAGAACGCGCCAGCATGTTATCGGCATCAATAAAGCAACGGGCTTTTTCGTCTTCTTTGGCGTAGCCTGAGGAATAACGCACAAAGTCGTCGATGCTTGTGGTTTCCATCGCACCACGGAAACGAAAGCGCTCCGAGGAGAAGCGTTCGAGGCTTTCGATACCCGTGCCAGCTGGGAGAACAGCTGTTGGGCATGCCAGTCGTTGGATATCTTCCATGTAGTAACCGGAAAGCACCAGGTCCTGAACTTGCTTAATTGCGCTGCCATCTAATTGTTGAGACATAAAATTTCCTTAAAGAAAAATGAAGTTAAACTAAAAACGCATCAGTCACGGCCTATGGCGCCGTCCGTAGCTTTGCATCCGGCTCCCCGCCCAGAGTAAACAGGTTGCCCTGGTCTTCCTGCAGGATGGTCAGCTTGCCGCCGCGGTTCACGAACATCGGCGTTTCTGTCGTGTCTTCTTCGGAAACTTTCCCGCGAGGGGTGGGGGTGATGTACTGCAGCTTGTGTTTGATCATGACTCGCTTTTCTTCGATCGAATTGCCCATGCGATCGATGTCGAAAGTCAGTACTACTTTGCCTTTGCTGCCATTGTTCAAAACGCCCAGTGCGGCGGTATTGAGCGCCCCGGCGATCTTGTTGATGAACACGCCAGCATCCAGTTCGCCCAGGAAATCTGAAACATTGGTCATGCGATCATTGCTCATAGCACTACCTCTTTGTTAGGGCGGCTGCCACCGCCTACGGTTTCTCCATACACAACACAGAAGAGCATCTGCGGTTGACGGCCGCCCGGGTGGATTGGGTTATGAGCCCGTCGCCCGGTGATGCTCTTGTGTCTTGTGTAAAAAGGGCGGTACCAGAAACAAAGGGAAACTGGCACCGCCAAAACTTCATACAGCTTTCGTTACAGGTACTACGGGTTACCACGCTGGCTACGTGATGGGGTTGTGACACCAGGACGCTAATCTGCTTACTTCCCGCCGCTCTGTTTTGGTATTGGCAACCAGTTAATGTTGCTCAGTCGATTTCCGGGTCTTTGCGTCGACCGGCGCTGCAGTACGCTTGTACACGTCACAACGGAGAGAGCACTGGGTTCCGATTCTTCTACGAGCAGCGCTGACTTACTCGCTTCTTCGTCGGGACGATAACTGTCAGCTTTCGGAGTTACCGCCAATGTTCTCACCTGTTGTGTCCCGGACTCTTCCCGGGCGTCACACCTTTTCGCCGCGCTGGTGGGGCGCACGTCGTGCCTGAAACACTTAGCTTGCACATTCTTCCGGAATTCCTGAGAGCGCATGGATAAAGGTAACTCTCTGGCGGCTAACGCTGCATGTGCCATACAGCGGTTGCGAATATTGCCGTTCACAACTGGAAGCGCACTCCTTCAGTTACAAACCGATCCCCACGACCGATGGAAGATGGAATGCGCTTTCAAGTTGTGTACGATTCATCTACCCCGGTCCGGCGGCGCCACCTCGCCGGGGCAGATGCAAAGGACCGTTACGCGATCACTCGGCTTGTTGGTTTGGCCGGAAGTATCAAGTCCCGACATCGCGGATTCTGCTTCTCCGCCCCGATTTCACCCCCGCTATGGTTTAGCGCGCAAACCGAGAAAATCGCCTTCAACGCTGTCGGCTTTCGCCATGTTTAGGAGAGAGCCTCGCAGAACTCGGCAAAGCTCAGTGCTTCTTCACCTTCTGCCAGACTGTCAAAATATTCTTCGTATTCTTTATCCATCCTGAATGCCTCTTCGGTTGAATGCTTAGCGAGTCACCATGGTTTCGTATGTCTCTAGTGGCTGCACTTCGGCGTACTGTATGTCCGCGGCTGATGAATAAAATCTAAAATAATTTAGTTTTTTGGTCAAGGTGAAAATACTAAATATTTTTAGTTTTCACCATTGGTAAGGGAAGGAAGAAAGATTAGCGTCGCATCTGGCGGCGGTGTTCGACAACAACACCGATGATGGAAATTTTTTCTACAGCAGAATTTAAAGCAGCAAAATCAGGGTTTAAGGGGACCAATTCGAATACCTCTTCGCCGTCCTCGTTGACACCTCTTGCACGGTATTTTTTAAAAGTGGCGTATTCACTACCGTTTTTGGCTACAACATAGTCCCCAGGGCCTGGACACAAGTCAGGATCCACAATGATAGTGTCTCCTTCTTTGAACTCCGGCTCCATCGATTTTCCACGTACCTTAAGTGCGAAGGTACCAAACGAATGAGCGCCGTTAGTTAAAATGTAATCCACGGCGCCCTCTAAATTACGAGCATCACTTTCAGATGTCCAAGTGCCGGCTTGTACCCAGCTTATGATAGGGATCTGCATAGCGCCCAAGTTACCTGGCGTTACGTTTGAGAGCTCCTCTTTTCCGGTTAGGAGAAAGTCCTCAGAAACCCCAAAATACCGCGCTAATTTAGTCAGCGAGACACCTCCAGGTATGTTTTGATCTTTCTCCCAGTACCCAATGGTGACATCTGTCACTCCAACAACTCTACCCAGTTGCTTCTGGGTAAGTTTACGGTCCTTTCTCAATGATTTTAAACGACTTCCAAATGTGTTCACTGTGGTTCGCCATGTTATGAAAACTAAATTATCTTAGCTTTAATTGACCTAAATTTGCTTTGGAAGTAATATCTAAATAAATTTAGGAGGGTGTATGACAACAACAGAGTTAGAAACGTTCTTCGGAACCCCTAATAAGGCAGCTGATTTCTTCGGCGTTTCTCCTGAGGCTTTTTATCAATGGAGAAAACGCCAGGGTAGTCTGATCCCTAAAGGTCGTGCTGCTGAAGCTGCATATCGTACCAATGGAAAGCTCATTTTTCGTCCTGAGCTTTATGAGAAGACTAATCCACATAAAGCATGAATGACACCACAGAGATAAGGGGTAAGCCGTGGGCAATGTAACAGACAAAAATCATAGCAATGACGAAGTAACGCTGAAGGTGTTCAAAGATAGCCCGCACGTTTGGGCCGGCGGGCTGGAAGGGCGTGATCTAGCCAACTGGCTCATTGGAAAAGCCAATGCCATTTTGTACCGCGTATACCAGCAGGAAAAACTGGAAGAACATCGTAGTACAGTCACCGAGCTGGAAGCTGCTGAAGCACTTATTGTGGCTTACGCTGGCCTTGGTCTCTCTCTGCAATCGTATGATCCCATTCATGCTCCTGACAAGGTGGCAATTCAGTTCGATATTGACCTCGGGAGAGAATTTCGAATTCGTCAGACTGGCGAACGTATTCAGGAAGTGCCAGTACTTCCGGTGGGATATCCACTTCTGCCAGATCTTGCTGAAGCGAAAGAAGAACATCAGCGAAAGAAAGCATCCTCACTTGCTCAGGTGACCAGCCGTAACGGGTCGCAAGAAGATGAGTAATTCCATTCTGTCCGAAAAGAGGCTCCCAAGGAGCGGAATAGCGCTCTCTGTGCTTAATCAGAACAACGTCAAGGCGCAGCAACTGCTCAGCACGGATCCAGGACCGATAGGTAGGGACTGCTTCACCTTCTGTTAACCACTTATTGGCTTTGGAAACATTACGAACATGAGAGATGAAGATCTTAGCGTAATCAATTGCCATACAGAACCTCCTTCGGTCCTTAGGTGTGGAAAACCCAGAATATCCGAAGGAGCATTCGGCACCAACAGAGGTATTACCAATGAATGAACCTGAATGGAAAGTGGATAAGCAGCCGGCATGGCTGGTGGCCGCTATAAAAAAAACGATCACTGATTTGGACGGTGGTTACGTGGAAGCAGCGGAATGGCTGGGCGTTACTGAAAATGCATTGTTTAACCGTTTACGTGCCGATGGTGATCAGATTTTCCCTCTCGGCTGGGCAATGGTTCTGCAGCGAGCTGGTGGATCAAACCACATTGCCAATGCGATAGCACGTCATTCGAACGGGGTATTCGTGCCACTGGCCGATATCGAGGAAGTTGACAACGCCGATATTAACCAGCGCCTGATGGAGTCGATCGAGTGGATAGGAAAACACTCGCAGTATCTACGTAAAGCAACTGCGGACGGTGTTATTGACCAGGCCGAACGCGAGCAGATTGAGGAGAACAGTTACCAGGTCATGGCGAAATGGCAGGAGCATTTAACGTTACTTTTCCGTGTCTTTTGTCAGCCAGAAAAGAGTGACGCCCGCGAGTGTGCAGCTCCGGGCGTCGTGGCAGATAAATCAACGTGTATGGAGAAATAATCCGCATGAGCAATTTAATCGTAAATCTCAGGTTACCGCAACTACGTATGCGTCCGGTGACGGGCGATGCGCTGTTTCGGTATGAACGCATGGTATGCGGAAAATGGGTTTCATGTAACCACAGCCGGGCAACGGCAATTGTGGGGGTCTTTAACCGGAGGGTAAAAGCGTTGTGCGCGAAGTTAACCGAAAGTTCAGAGACCACTATGGCAAGCCCGTCAGAGTCATACGCTGGGAACGTGAGACGAATCGTGTCATTTACCTCAGGGAAGGCTATCCGCACGAGTGTTTTAGCCCACTCGATCAGTTTCAACGAAAATTCAGGGAAGTAGAGGGTAGCCATGAGCAGTAAATTACACGGTCTGGTATGGGAAGCCTGTGCTTTCAAAGGCCTGATCATATCTGAAATAGCGGTCATGGCCCGCCTGGCTGACTTCAGTAACGATGAAGGAATATCGTGGCCTGCGGTGACAACTATTCAGCGACAGATCGGGGCAAAGAGCGAGAACACTGTTCGAAGCGCCATTAAAAAACTTCAGGCGAAAGGGTGGCTGAAGAAGCAGGAGCGTCGCGTAGGCGGAAAGAACAATTCGAACGTCTACAAACTCAACGTCGATATGCTTGAACGTGCAGCAGCTGAAGCAAAACTCTTCTACGCAACCTCGCGTGAACAATCAAAATTTGATGCCTCAGAAATTGAGGGTTCAAAATTTGAGGGGTCAAATTCTGATGCCTCAAATAATGGGTCTGCATCCCCTCAAATATTGCGGGGGGACCCCTCAATGGTTGAAGGCGATCCGTCATTAGATCCGTCATTAGATCCGTCATCTAAAAAACCTTCTTGTCGGGCTCCTGCGGAACCCGACGATAAGCCGGATCCTGAAGTGGTGATCACTAACCATGCGATCGAAGTTCTGACGCATCTGAATCAGGTCAGTGGCTCCCGGTTTCAGAAGTCAAAAACTTCCCTCGAAAACATTCGGGCACGTCTACGTGAGGGGCATACCGTTCCAGATCTGAAACTCGTTATCGACGTTAAGCATGAGCACTGGCATGGCAACGACGAGCAATACCAGTACATGCGCCCCGAGACACTTTTTGGGCCTAAAAAATTCGAGGGCTATCTGCAGAGCGCTATCCGCTGGGATGCCAAAGGGCGACCTCCACGGGAATGCTGGGACAGAAGTAAGCCGCGGGATATCAACCAAATTGGTGCAGTGCAAACGACCATACCGAAGGGGTTTCGTGGATGAACATTACTCAAATGGCCTTTGAATTCATTGCTAAAAACCCAGATCAGAAAATGCGCGATATCATTGCCGCCTTTCCTGATTGCAAACCTGTTTCTGTGAAAAGTGCTGTATATCGCCTGTACACAGAAGGGCGCCTGGAAACCAAAGCAACCTCATGCGGTTTTATTTATCGAGTCATCAATGATGCATCCTGCTGCGATGTACAGGACGACTTTAAGTCCAGAGGCAACCTGGAACAGGAAAAAGCCGCTAAAAAACTCGAAGAGCGCAGCCTGTATCGCCGGGCCGCTACTGTGTGGCACCAGCTCAGTACCTCAAGCTGCAGCCAGAAAACTCTTGAGTATTACATTCGTCAGAAAAATGCCTGCCTCCGGAAAGCACGCATGGGGAAATCACACACTGAGTGTCTGTTAGCCGGGAATTACTGCGGAGGTGATCTGTGCATCGACTGAACGCGACCAGTGAAGGGGAAATGCTGGTGGATGAGGCCGAACTCCCTATCACCAGAAGCCAATACTGTGATGCTCTGGATGCATTACGTGCTGCACCTGCCCACTATCTCAAGGAGGTGGGCGACCAGTGGAGAACGCCCGATCTGTTGTTCTGGGGGGTTAACACTATGTATGGCCCGCTGGTGCTGGACCTCTTTGCAGACGAAAGCAACGCAAAATGCCCTGCGTGGTACTCAGCAGAAGACAATGCCCTGACGCAGGACTGGGCGGGGCGACTGATAGAACTCGGCGGCGCGGCATTTGGAAATCCGCCGTATAGCCGTTCTCAGTATCACGAAAAGCAGGCGATCACAGGCATGACCCACATCATGAGTTATGCATCCGCTCAGCGTGAAAAGGGTGGTCGTTATGTCTTTCTGGTGAAGTCAGCGACGAGTGAGACATGGTGGCCAGAAGATGCGGATCATGTCTGTTTTATTCGCGGTCGCATCGGTTTCGATCTGCCTACCTGGTTTAAGCCGGCGGACGATAAGCAGAAGCCGACCAGCGCCTTCTTTGCCGGGGCGATTGTTGTATTTGATAAGTCCTGGCGAGGTGAACGCTTTAGCTATATCGATCGTGTGGCTCTTGAAGCGAAGGGGCGCGCGAGTATGGCCCTGGCCCAGTACGCCGTGGGTAAACAGGCAACAGCTCCAGTAATGGAACTGCCCCAGACAGAGCAAGCCGAAACTGAAATACCGCTCCTTCAGAACGAAATCCTTGCGAAAAGCGGCATACGATCCTGGGCATGCGTGGTTGCTGCTTTTGGCGATAAAGCCGAGTACACCTTCGCCGAGTCGAAATTCGGTCATACCTGGGCGGCTGATTCAGTGGATAAACCGGAGTTTACGCCGGTTAACTCCGAAGTGATCGCCACAGCTCAATCCCTGATCATCAAACAAACTGCGAAACAAGCGCTGGTGGGCTGGCTAAACGGTATTAATCTCGGATCCACAATTGCACGTGAAGAAACCATAGAACGTATGAATTCGGTGTATGCAGAGTTTGTCGACACATGCTCGGTAACTGAGTTCATCGATATTGTCGGCAGCCTGGATAAAGCGAGCTGGTTCAACAGCAGACTGATCCGCACTCATGTTCGGGAAGCTCTCTCAGTTGCCAAACAGGCCTTACACGAAAGCCGGATATGGCCACTGGAAGTAGGCCTGGTGTTTGAGCGAGTCGAAGGGGTGAACGATCTAAACGAGTCTCAGCAAAATAAGCTGAAAGCACACATCAATCAGCTGTGGCTTGAGCGTACGCCCAGTTCCGAAATCATAACTATTGCCAGCGGGCTGGTCAGCAGCATGCAGGGGGTTAGCCATGCGTGAAATTATCGTTGATAACTTTGCCGGAGGCGGCGGCGCCTCTACCGGGATTGAGATGGCTATTGGGCGTAGTGTCGATATAGCCATTAACCATGACGAAAATGCTGTTGCCATGCACCGTACCAATCATCCGGATACCTTGCACTACTGCGAAAGCGTGTTCGATGTTTCTCCTGTCGCAGCAACAAGCGGTAAGCCTGTTGGCCTGATCTGGTTTTCTCCAGACTGTCGCCACTTTTCCAAAGCGAAAGGAGCTAAACCAGTTGAAAAAGCGATTCGTGGGCTGGCGTGGATCGTTATCCGTTGGGCGATGGATGTTGGCCCGCGGGTAATGATGCTTGAGAACGTGGAAGAGTTTAAAACTTGGGGGCCGCTGTTGGCGGCGGAAATGCGTCCGGATCCGGACCGCGTTGGCGAAACGTTCCTGGCATTCGTCGGCATGCTGACATCCGGAGTTCCAGCAGATCACCCTGCGTTGTTGGAATGCTGCGAATTTTTGGAGTTATCGCCGGATAGCGAACAGGCGAGGCGCTTGATTACCGGGCTGGGCTATGACGTCGATTATCGCGAGCTACGTGCCTGCGACTATGGTGCACCAACTATTCGTAAGCGGTTCTTCATGGTGATGCGCCGGGACGGGCAACCAATAGTCTGGCCGGAAGCAACCCACGGGGATCCGAAATCACCGGCGGTGCTGGCCGGCAAATTGGCTCCATGGCGCACAGCTGCAGAATGCATTGACTGGTCTATCCCCGCGCCGAGCATCTTCGATCGCAAAAAATCTCTGGCAGAGAATACGCTCAAACGTATTGCCCGCGGCATTCAGCGCTTTGTTATCGAAAGCGCTTCGCCGTTCATCGTGAAGTGCAATCACACAACGACACGCGGGAAATATGACTGTTTCCGGGGGCAGGCACTGGACGATCCGCTGCAGACGATTACAAAAACCCACGGCTACGCAATCGCGGTACCTCATCTGACAAAATTCCGCACCGGCGCCACCGGGCAGCCAGTTACCGATCCGGTACCTACAGTGACCGCTGGCACGTCCAGGCGCCCGGGCGGGAATGGTCATGCGCTGGGGATTGTTGAGGCGGGTCTTGTCCCGTTCCTCGCTGGCAACGGTGGCAGTGAGTACCAGGCGAAACCACGGCCGCTTGATAAACCTGCTCACACCATCCTGAAAGAGTCACGAGCCTGCGTCGTCGCTCCAGTTATCGCCCGGCAATTCGGTGCCAGCGTCGGCCACCGTGCCGACGAACCAAGCGCAACAATCACCGCGGGCGGCGGCGGTAAATCGCAGCTGGTTGTGCCAACGCTCATTCAAATGGGATACGGAGAACGGCCCGGCCAGGCACCTCGCGTGCCAGGACTGGATAAGCCGCTGGGAACCGTTGTTGCTGGTGGCGGGAAACATGCTTTAGTTGGTGCATTCCTGGCAAAACACTACGGAGGAAATTATCAGGGTGCCGGAGTGGGGCTGGATAAGCCAGCGCATTCAGTAACGACTGTCGATCACCACGCCTTAGTCGCTTCTCATCTGGTTAAACTGCGCGGTACTTGCCGTGACGGCCAGTCTACTGACGAGCCGATGCCGACTATCACTGCCGGCGGCCAGCACGTAGGGGAGGTTAAAACGACTCTGGCGATCGAGGACTATGACGAAGAACGCGCACAGCAGGTGCTGGCGTTCCTGCAGCAATACTGCCGGGGAGGTTAGCACCGGGCTGGTGGATATCGGCGGAGTGACTTACCGCATTGTCGACATCGGCATGCGCATGCTGCAGCCACATGAGCTCTACCGCGCGCAGGGCTTCCCTGAGTGGTACATCATCGACCAGGATTACCGCGGTGTGAAGTATGCGAAGGATAAGCAGGTTGCGCGTTGTGGTAATGCGGTGCCTCCGCCTTTTGCTGAGGCACTGGTGAGGGCAAACCTTCCGGAATTGTCCGTAAACAGAGAGGAGTTTGCGGCATGATGAAGTTAACTATCAGGCAGCAGGAAGTTCTTAACCTGCTCATTGAGTACCAGCGTGTCCATGGATTCCCGCCAACCACCTATGAACTGACCGGCATGTTGGGTTGTCGGTCCCCCAATGCTGCGGCAAGTCATCTCAAAGCGCTGGAGAAGAAGGGCGCGATCAAAATTACCCGCGGAGTTTCCCGCGGTATAAGCATCGTTAATTTTCCCCCTCAGAGAGAACTTGTCATAAATCTTAATACTCTCGTTAAAGTCAAACTTAGTGATGTCGCCCTTGTGTTTTTGGAGCGTCAGCATGAAGAAAACCGTATTCGCCACCCCTCTATTTTTGGTGAGTTTGAACCACCATCAAAGGATGAAAATGGGTTTACGAAAATGACGCTATGGGGCCTCATGTCCGAACTGGGGAAGCTATGTTATTGCGGTGGGGAAGTTCCTTTCGAACTTAAAATTCCCCTGGAGGATGAATGAAATTTATCCTTCCTTTCCCGCCCAGCGTGAATTCCTACTGGCGGTCCCCAAATAAGGGGATTGCAAAAGGTAAATTGCTGGTCAGCGAAGCTGGCCGCAAATTCAAACATGCTGTAAGAGCAGCGATTATCGAACAGCTGAAAGCAGTCCCAAAACCCTCCGCTTCGCCAGCGGAGGTAGTCATTGTCCTGTATCCGCCTGATTACCGCCGCCGCGATCTGGACAACTACAACAAGGCGCTTTTCGACGCACTTACATACGCCGGTATCTGGGAGGATGACAGCCAGGTTAAGAGAATGACGATCGAGTGGGGTGAGAATGCAAAGGGAGGGAGAGTTGAGATCACCATAACGGCATTCAATAAAGTGCTGGATGTTTGTTCAGTGGTAGGTTGAAGACTATGCAATCAGGCATTAATCTCAAGGTGTGTAAACGAACCGGGCGTGCAGGCCCGATCGTCACGTTAAAGTGTATGGAGATAAGTATGGCTAACCACGTTATGGGCTATGGTGCGCCCAAAAACCACTCTCATTTGGCGATAGAAGGTATTTTCGTTCGCCGGGATTCAGCAGGTCGATTTTGTTTAAATGACTTTCAGCGCGCAGCTGGTGGAGAAGAACGTCATAATCCTAACCGCTGGCTTCGGTCCGAGATGGCAGCTCAGTTGATTGCTGAGCTAACGCCAGATATGGCGTTTGCTCCTGTCGATGTTGTGAGAGGAGGGATCAACCCTGGGACATACGCCTGCAAGGAATTGGTGTATGCCTATGCTATGTGGATTAGCGCCGCCTTCAATCTGAAAGTCATCAGAACGTTTGATGCGGTGCAAAATGCTATGACAACGTTGACCTCCGATCGTATTCAGGCTGGTGTCATTTTGCTGGAGTCAGCATCCCGAACATTAAACCTCTCCAATTCTTCCAAACTTGGTGCTTACCAGAAATTGCAACAGGCGGCCGGGCTTCCAGATTTAATGCCTGCTTATGCGATTGATGCTCCAGCCGGCGCCATGGATGGATCCAGTCGGCCAACACTCTCGCTTAGTGCTCTGCTTAAAACCCATGGGATACGGCTAACTGCAAACCAGGCATATCACTTAATGGCGCGTGCCGGGATCGTGGATCAGAAGGAACGGCAAAGCCGGAGCGGATTAAACGGAGTAAAAAAATTCTGGTCTATAACAGCCAAAGGCTGCCTTTACGGGAAAAATATCACCAGCCCTGCGAATCCCCGGGAGACTCAGCCACATTTTTTTGAATCAAAATTTCCCGAGCTTCTGAGACTGCTCGGCATTGTCACGCAGTAGGGGATGATCTTGCGCGGATTACTAACACCAGAGATTGTGCCCCGCCTCGGCGTAGTACTCTTTAAACCGGGAAAGGATCTGATGAGCCTCTTTGCTCAGGGGCGCGTTCTAATAACTCCACAGCCCGAGTACATGGCCGGTTTTCCGACGGGGAAAGTGCCAGACGCTCGCCAGCCGTTATCCGTAGATCGCAGCCTGGTTCCTTTCTTTACCGATCCACGTGTCATCACAGCTGCGGGAGGTATTGAGGGGCTGGAGCGATGGCTTAGCCTGGCTGTCAGACAATGCCAGAATCATGATGAGGGATATCACCACATCGAAACAGTCATCTTAAGGCAAGATCCAGGCTCCGTTTTATTATGCTGGCATTGCGACAATAAGCTTCGAGATGAGCCGGATCCGGCGATCAAGGAAATAGCAAGCCGTAATGTTATCGACTGGGTCATCGATATGGTCCTGCTTTCGCTTGGATGCACCCGGGAAAGGACATTATCCCTAGCAGAGTTATGCTGGTGGGCTGTTCAGTCTGGGATTTCTGATGCGATAACGGAGGCTATGGCTGAAAAGGCCTTGCGGATAGCTCCAGAGCCGCACCGTTCGGTATACAGGGACAGCGACATCATCCCAGCAATACCCGCGGCCGACATACTTAAAAGACGTCTGGATAAGAGGGAAAGCCATTCCATAACAGGGGATCTGGAGACGGGTGATCAGGATGCAGGGAGACCTATTCTCCGGTTGGGCGTGGATCCGGACTGCCCTGAAGCATTTATGTTGCGACCGAAGCGCCGGCGCTGGATTTGCCCTCAATACACCCAGTGGGTAAAAACACAGGAATGTGCCTGCTGTAGGCAACCAGCTGACGATCCACACCATATAATAGGGCATGGTATGGGAGGAACAGCAACCAAAGCCCATGACCTGTTCGTGATACCGCTGTGCAGAGCGCATCACGATGAACTACATGCCAACCTCATCGCATTTGAAGAGAAGTATGGTTCGCAGCTGGAGCTGCTAATCCGTTTTCTTGATCGTGCGCTTGGCATTGGCGTCATTTTTAAAGAATAAGTGTATGGAGTGCTGAGCATGAATATCGAATCAATTCCAAAATTCTTTGCCCCGAAAGGTATGCATATTTCAGATAGCGGGAGAGCTACTGCCAGCGAACAACTCACCGTAACTGACGTTATGGCTGCGCTGGGGATGACGCAGGCCGAAGCGGGGATCGGATTATCCATGTTCCTGGGTAAGGCTGGCATCAGCGAGAATGACTGCATGGCCTCAATTCACTGGTTGGCCGAATATGCAAAGAAGAATGCTCCCCGCTCAGTCAGGAAAGCCGCCGGCAAGAAATTTCCTCTTTGCATGCTGATCATCGCCAGGTTCGCATATCACGACTACGCCTCATCAGCTGCTGATACTTCGGACTGTACGAAATGCGCAGGTAAGGGGTTCGTGAAGAAAGTTAAAATGGTTGAGAAAAGCCACTACACAATGAGATTACCGCAATGGGCAAAAGACCTCAGGCAGTCACCTTCGGATTTTGAGGTTAAGCGGCAGGTGCAGGATGTCGATCACGTGCTTTGTGTGAAATGCCATGGCACCGGGAAAATCAGTAAGCGCTGCCAGTGCAGCGGGACGGGGAAGACACTTGACCGCAAAGAATCAGAACTTCAGGGAGTGCCTGTCTACAAGACATGTAAGCGTTGTGAAGGCCGCGGGTTTAGCAGGCCAAAATCCTCCAACGCATACCGCGGCATCCTTTCAGAGCTACCTGGCTTGCCGGAGCGTACCTGGCGTTATAGCTGGAAACCTTTTTATGAAAGCCTGGTGACCAAATGTTTTGTGGAGGAGAGTTTTACTGATGCTCAACTCCGGAGAGTTACAAAAACAACTAATTTGATAAATTTCGCATGAAATAGCGACACGATACTTGCAAAGTTGCCGTTTTTGTGTAAATTTAATCTTAACGATGGGCATTGTATGTTCAACGTTATCAAACCCGCCTCCGAGCGGGTTTTTTTATGGCTGCGAATCACATTTCTCGCAGTGGCGGTAACTTGTAGCTTGCTGAATTATTCGACCAGAGTTATCTGTGTGTCACGCCAAATGAAAGGGTAAAAGACATGCTAAATCAGCAAGATATGACAGAAACAGCCAAAGCGGTTTTGAGCGCCTTAAGCGACAAGCCTGCAACGGCTGGAGAGATTGCACAGAATACGCACCTGACGCGCGAACGTTGCCAGTTAATACTGACGCAGCTTGTGATGGCGGGGTTATCTGATTACCAGTTTGGGTGTTACAAGCGCCTCCAGTAATGGAGGTTTCCTGCTGTGAAAATGGGCGGCTGGTGGGTGTTGTAGCACCCAGCCAGCCATTCGCTCATGTAGAAGGTCACAAGCGAACCATGGCCCACTGCTTTAGCGCAAAAGCATAGTGAGCCTACCAGAGTTACGCTTACTGATCTATGAAAAACACTGTAAAAATATCCAGTATTGAGTTGGTGAATGCTGACTGCCTGCAATATCTTCCATCGCTACCTGATAACTCTATCGACCTAATCGTTACGGACCCGCCTTACTTTAAGGTAAAGCCGAACGGCTGGGATAATCAGTGGAAAGGGGACGAGGATTACTTACGTTGGCTGGATAGATGTTTGTCCGAGTTCTGGCGGGTATTAAAACCCTCCGGCAGTATGTACTTGTTCTGCGGGCACCGTTTAGCCTCCGATATTGAAATACTGGTTAGAGAGCGTTTTAACCTGCTCAACCATATCATCTGGGCCAAACCATCAGGCCGCTGGAACGGATGCAATAAAGAAAGTCTGCGTTCATATTTCCCGGCTACTGAGCGGATCATTTTTGCTGATCATTATCAGGGCCCTTACAGGCCGAAAGATGATGGTTTCGCTGTCAAATGCAGCGAGCTTAAGCAGCATGTCATGACTCCATTAATTTCATATTTCCGTGATGCCAGAGAGTCTCTGGGGGTAACCTCTGCCCAAATTGCTGCTGCAACGGGAAAGAAAAATATGGTTTCCCACTGGTTTGGTCTTAGCCAGTGGCTGTTGCCGAGCGAATCCGATTATTTCAAGCTCCAGGCATTGTTCCAGCAAATTGCCGGTGACAAGCATGCTCGCAATGAGCTGGAGAGGCCACACCACCAGCTGGTGGCAACATGGCAATCACTTAACCGGAAATACGCAGAACTCCAGCAGGAGTATCAGCGTCTACGTAGACCATTCAGCGTTTCTGTCACGGTGCCATATACCGATGTCTGGACCCATAAGCCGGTTCAGTTTTACCCGGGGAAGCACCCATGTGAAAAGCCTGCCGATATGCTGCAGCAGATCATCAAAGCAAGCAGCAGACCTGGTGAGGTTGTCGCGGATTTCTTCTTCGGCTCTGGCTCAACGCTTAAGCAGGCCGCTTTGCTCGGTCGGGATGGTATCGGTGTTGAGCTTGAGAAGGAGCGATTTGATCAGACGGTCATGGAAATGCGTAATTTGCTGGTTTAGCTCGGTGGAAAAACTGCCTTGCCGCAAAAATTTCTAATCAATTACATCACTCTACAAAGAATAAGAGCCTTCATTGTTAGAAAAAACCCGTTTAACGACGGGTTTTTACTAATCGTAAGCGAGGTTGCTTAAGGATGTTCGCTGCAAACGTTACCTTCATCAAGCGAACCCGGTAAGTATGTAGGTAACAGTTCCTCTGTTTTATAGTTGACCGGATTTTCAACTTCGATACCGTAATCACCGCAGCAACAGCATTCTTCTCGATCGTCTTCAAATGCATGTGTCTTACAGAAAACTTGCAATGGCAAAACTATGTCGTGGTCATAAGTAACAAGTACATGAGTTGCACGATTACCACAATAGCAATTCATAAAATCTCCATTAAATCAATGAAAAACGTTGAGTTAGTTTCCTATGAATAATAACCAGATCTACTCTCAGGTAACGGAATGCATATGATTACATCAATGATATCCTTCCTTTTTGGATAAAACACTATTTATCCCCATGCTCATTCACTATTTCTCTCATTTTACCCCTTTATTGACGCTGGTAATGTCGGACGATGGAAGTTCACAGGGAAGGCTAGCCAATAAAACTCGATAGGCATTTTGTTGGATACTGTTCATTTTGAGCAGATTTTTTTATTCCCCTCGTTCATGAGAGGAACTCACAGCAACAAAGAGGGGGCTAAATGTCCGATCCTGTCTCTGGAACATCAGTTGCGGCCGGTGGCCTGATGGGGGCCAGTATGTTTGGCTTGGCCACCGGAATTGATTATGGTGTTGTGTTTGGTGCATTCGCTGGTGCGGTCTTCTACGTAACTACGGCAGCGAACATTTCACGCGGTAAGCTGGTGGCATATTTTATGACGTCTTTTATCGTTGGTGTCTTGGGCGCCGGGTTAGTGGGCTCAAAGCTATCAGGCTGGACGGGTTATAGCGACCGCCCACTTGACGCACTTGGTGCTGTGCTTATCTCGTCGCTGATTATCAAAGTGCTGACGTTCCTTAACAGCCAGGACCTGAATAGCCTGTTCAATATGCTAACCCGGTTCCGGGGAGGAGGCTCAAATGGTAAATGATCCTTCAGCACTGGTTAACGCACTCACCTGTACTGTGATTGTTCTTGCTCTGATGTTTTACCAACGTGGCGGATCCCGACACAGGCCGGGAATATCATTCCTGGCTTATCTCATGGTGCTGGTTTACGCCAGCATCCCATTTCGTTTCCTGTTTGGCCTTTACGAGTCATCCCACTGGCTGGTGGTGCTGGCAAACATCCTAATCTGCGCCGCCGTGTTATGGGCACGGGGTAACGTGGCGCGTCTGGTCGATACACTGAGGCACTAATGAATCAAACACAATTCCAGAAGGCGGCTGGTATCAGCGCCGGGTTAGCTGCGCGCTGGTTTACGCATATTACAGCCGCGATGAAAGAGTTTGGCATCACTTCCGCTATCGACCAGGCAATGTTCATTGCCCAGGTAGGGCATGAAAGCACGGGATTTACCCAGCTTGTTGAGAGCTTCAATTATAGCGTGGCCGGCTTGAATAGTTTTGTCCGCGCCGGGCGGCTGACGCAGGTTCAGGCTAATTCGCTCGGCCGCCGGCAGGGTGAACCATCGTTGCCACTGGAGAGGCAACGAGCGATCGCCAATCTGGTGTACAGCAAACGTATGGGGAATAACGGGGCAGCAGACGGCTGGTTTTACCGCGGGCGCGGGCTCATCCAGACCACCGGCCTGAACAATTACCGCGACTGCGGGAATGCTTTGAAGATTGATCTGGTTAAACAGCCTGAATTGCTGGCACTGGATGAGTATGCGGCGCGCAGTGCTGCCTGGTTCTATACCTCACGCGGCTGTTTGCGTTATCCCGGTGACCTTACACGCGTCACTCAGATTATCAACGGCGGACAGAACGGCATTGATGACCGCAAAGCCCGCTATCTCTTGGCAAAAAGTATTCTTGTTTGAGGGAAACATGAACTATCTCATTAATCGACTGAAAGAGCCGTCAACCTGGCGCGGCATCATCCTGGTCATTGCCGGTGTCTTCGGCTATCAGATGCCTCCGGGCATTCAGGAAACCGTCATCGCTGGCGGCGTAGCGCTGGCTGGCGTTGTTGGTGCGGTGATGCCGGACAGCGTTAAGAAGTAACCTTGCCAGAAACCAGCAGGCCTACAGAAACCCGCTTTCCTTTAGTTTTTTAGCCAATAAGTAATTGGTGATTACTCCAAGAGAAACCCCAACAATCCACGGCACAGCTGAATTAAGCATTAGCGAGTTGTTCACATTAATGCTGGCGGTGATGCAGGCATAGGTATTTGTAAAAGCAAACCATGTAAATAGTATCTGTTTCATTTGGTTATCTCCATGCTTTCCCTCCCAACAATATCCACCTACGAGCCAATAAAAGCAAATTAGGTACAACCGAAAGGGCTACGAAATGAGTGAAGCTAAACCGCAGGACGGCAGCACTGTAAAAGGCTACCGCACATTAACCGCTGGCGACATTGAGCAGATGAACCGCCTTAAAGGCGTCAGCCGCCACTTCTGTAGTTTGCTTGATACCGAGCGAGGTGAATTGTTGGCTGTCCGTAATGGCCCAGCAATGTTAAGCGCTGAGCAGGCTCGGGAGATTGATGAAGCTATGCGCTGCCTGGCAATCGCCCGCACCAAAATGCAGGAAGCCTGTATGTGGGCATGCCGCGCCGTGGCGCGTCCTGACGCTGATTGCTAACCCCACTAAGGGATAACCCAACAACTATCCCCACCAGAGAATACAGCCATGAAGAATTAAAGCAGATAGACCGCAGCCGTAAGGCAGAGCAGTAATGATGCTGCCCCGAGTCGCGTAATGGCGAGCAGGTATAGCAGACCGTTGTGAGGGAAAATAAGGGGAAATGCTCCAGTTAAGCAGCGCGAATGCCAAACGTGCAGCGGTTATTAGCGGCGATGATGTGACAGGAACTCAAGGGCACGGGCGCAGAGTACTGCGAGAGTGTGGTTGTGTAATTAGGTCATGGATCTTGTGTATAGACGTTCTCTGCGACACCAGGGTGACTTAGGCCTTTTTACGGGAAGGCGGTAGTTAGAAACCAGGGGTAGTGCCGGTTGACTACCCCTTTTGTGGAGAATTGGGTAAAAGTTAATACCTTTTTTTAAAAGTATTTTTATATTTCTTCGTTTCTCGCAAGTATGAAACCAGTGAACCCACTGCAACTAAAAGAAGAACTACAGCTAACGCTATCATCAGTATGGTTGTCATGTGAGTTAACCCTCCTAAGGACCATGGATATTATGGTTCGCATGAGGAGTAGTGTGGGATTTAAGTGAGAAAATTCCTAACTGGAATTTTTTCTTAATTTGAAACCTGATATGAAACTTTATTGTTGGTTTTGTAATGATTCAATATGAAATGATTAATTATTGTCTGCCAGGATATACAGTTTTCCGAAAGAGGTGTTTTTACTGGTTACATCGGATTGACTATGCACTTATCGCATAGCTAATGTAGATGCGTGGTGAATCCCCCTGTGCGGTGGGGCGACCAGCCAGGTTTTCTCTTTGAGCACACACGCAGGTCTGTTGGCTGGGGCAGACTTACCGGGAGGCACCCGGCACCACAACATACTGCATAATCCCATAAAGGCCTTCCATTACGGTAGGCCTTTTCTCCTCTGGTTGTATCTAATACTGTGGGCAGGTCAGCTGGCTTATGCAGGACAGATTATTTTCTTGTTGAATGCTGCTTCTGGTGTGCTTATATTCTACCTAAAAATAGGTAGGTGTGTTGTGATTAGAAAATGCTATGCAAGAATGTCTGACCCAGCATCGAATGACAAGCTGACACTGGAAATGCTTGTAACTGACGGTGGGCGTAAGATTTTTATCTGGGATTTTGATAAAGGGGTGGCAATTTTCTCTGAGGGTATAACAGGTAAGCAGTCTAAATACATAGTGCAAGGTGAAAAGCATGCAGGGCATATCAATCTTATCAGAGATAATACGATTGAGCGCACTATTTATGGGGTTAAGGAGCTCACCTGTGGAAATGGTGATTCCGGTAAATCCTCTCCTGTGTTTTGCTCATTGTGCGAGGGGCAGATACTCATAATCGAATGCCAAAAGGCTTTTATAAGAAAACCATTAAGGCTTGATGAACTCACCTTTGAATAGAACTACTTACGATACATTCCTCATATGTTCGAAGGATATAACATCTCTCAGGTATCCTGCTTCTGGATGCCGGGAATGTGTACCGCTGGTGGGCTGGATTCTTGGAGCCTTTGCCCAGCAGTTTCAGGTGATAAAAAACCCCGTGGAGTAAATCCGACAAATTGACGGGGCGCTGCAGAGGCAGCCAATGTCCGAGTTTAGTCAGATTTCGAGGTGTTTTTCTACTGGTTTTGAGAAAAAATGGATGGTCTGACACTACAGGAAGTGGCTCATCCCTGAGCTCACGGGTAGAACAGTAGACTTTGTCATGGCAGAGCAAAGTCATAAGTAAGTGTAGAATGTGTTTCTGATTAACAAGCTTAGTGAGTGTATGCTTCATGGATTGTACGTCTGTAACTTTCATAATATTTCTACCATTCAAAATTAAGATATTAGGTAAAACCTTAGGGAATTTAGAGGGTAAGAGAAGCTGTGAACAAAAAATCTCCTCGCGAAGCAATGTTTTTCACTTTAACGAAATATATTGTTTGCAATGTGGGTTTTTTAGTTCATCATACATGCTACATTGAGTTCTTATAAAATGAGCTGCTAATTATGACTGAGTGCAAACTTCCACAACTTCCAGAGTATTATCGATATGGTACTGAACAAATTAACAAGTTGCCTGGGAGTGGGGATGTTTTTCCTCCTGCGGGTAGTATAATAAAGTCAGTAAGTTTAAATGAAGGTGTATTTGTTTGTGTTCCGGTGCAGCGTTATATACACGGATTGAATATTTGGGTTGTAGTTGAATCTTCTTGGTAATGATTTTTGTTTGGTAAGAGTGATTTTTCGTTAGTTTGATGGTTTCTATTTATTATAAATTCGCTGTTGGAATTTAAAGTTGGCATCATTGCAATGCTTTCAAACACCGTAGAAGGATAATGATGCTAGTGCAAAATAATATTTATAATAATTCGGAGTCATATGCTATTCTTTTGTTTAGTATGTGGCCTGTCCTTATTGTACTTCTTGTCGTGATATCTTGCGCCTTTTACGGTGTATTGATGCATAAAACTGCAATTTGTTGTTTTCTGTCAGCTATGTTCCTTGGTGTCGCAGGCTGGTTTTATGGATGATCACCATTAGCTCTAATATGAGTCACTTTTTAGTATAAAGTCAGGGTGTCATTACTTTACCTGGCTTGTAGCGTTGGTTCCCTAAAGTTTGACGATAAAAGGCCCTGTTAATACAGGGCCTTTCTGTATGTATTATTTATCAAAGAGGTAAGACATGTCAGAGATCACCGCATCTGAGCAAATCCGCCTGGATATTATCAAGAAAGTGAATTACGACACTGCAGCGGCGAAGTTAGCCATTGACTGGGTAGGCGACAGCTATCTGAAGTCTGAGCTATTCGCTGACTCTTTCGATCGTGTTTTCACGGAAAGTGAGATTGTCTCGAAGACCCGTAAGGCAATCCAGGAAGCGACCGAAGCGCTGGCGCTGTTTGATACTGCCGCTGAGCAGGTCAGCTAAGGCATTACAGCAGGCATTCATAGAGTGCCTGTTATAATGTAGCTTGCATCAGCTTGATTTAATTCATTTTCACGGTTTTCTGAATTATATTTTTGATTTTGTTGGTTTAAATGTCGATTTGGCTGTGCTAGTTATGATATCAGTAAAGCCATAATCGAGGTTGTTATGTCAATAAGTACTCTGGTTAAAACGATCGTTGTATCAGACTCAGTCGCGGGTGAATATAAGTTTGAAATTTTTCAAGGTGAGAACGCTCATTTCTATGCTGATATTTTTTGGAAAAACCATGATAGAGTTTGGGTAATAGAAAGGGATGGGTATAGGTTTACGAGGGCTTTAGATGTCGAGGATGCAGTGACGGGTAGCATAAGATTCGTCGAGAATCGAGCGACCGATCTTAAAGCAATAGAAGAAAAAAAACGTACTTCGTGATTTAACCTATTAATTAATTATTAAAAAGGCCACCGATGGGTGGCTTTTTTAATGGAGGTAATATGCGCCTGACTGTATTTGACGATGATCCCGGAGAGCGCATAGTTCCGGGACGTGAACGCATCACAGTTTTTCTTGATGGTAATGAGGTTATGCACGTCTTCTCGGCTGATGATGATAAAGGCGAAATGATTGCCGCCGTGCTTGATAGCCGGGGTTGCCTCATTGCCAAGAACGGCGAGGTTAAGCGACAGACGCTGTTCGGTCAGGTGAGGATCGTACGCCCATCCAAGCAATAGGACCAGAGCATGAACAAAGAGCCCCGCATCTACGGCAGCAAATGGGACCGTGAGCGTCTTATCTTCATTCGTGCGCATCCCTTATGCGTCATGTGCCAGGAGCAAGGCAGGGTGACAGCGGCAACGGTGGTTGACCACATCATCCCGCACAAACTGAAAGAGGCTTTGCGCTCAGGTGACAGCCAGGCAATCGCGAAGGCGCAAAAACTTTTCTGGAGCCGGAAGAACTGGCAAGGGCTGTGTAAGCAGCACCACGACTCAACGAAGCAGCGAATGGAGAAGCGTGGCACCGTGATCGGCTGCGATGAAAACGGGATGCCACTGGACCCGGCTTCTCATTGGTTTAAGTGATAACCATTATCAATATACCTCAAAAGTGATTGTCATTTGAAATCATTAGCATTCAAAAGATATCGATTCTCATCTGAGGGGGGAGGGGCGGGTCAAAAGTTCAGAACCTCGAACCCAAATGACCGCCGCCAGTCCTTTTTGTGCACAACCGCGAAATGAAAAGTTTTTTTCCGGGAGGTTCCGATGGCAGGACGACGCCCGAAACCGACCCACCTCAAAGTGGTTACCGGCAACCCGGGCAAACGAAAACTCAACGATAAAGAACCCACGCCAGCTAAAGAAATTCCAGGCCCCCCAGCTTATCTTACCGACTGGGGTAAGGTGGCATGGGGTCGGCTGACTGTGCTTCTCGATGGTATGGGTGTTCTCACCGTTGCAGATACTTTGGCTCTTGAAAGGCTTTGCGATATTTATGCCGATATCCTGCAACTGCGCGACACCATCGCTGTAGAGGGCAGAACTTATACCGTCCAGACCGAGGGTGGTTTTCTGATAAAGGCCAACCCGGCAGTTTCAATGCTGGCTGATGCTGACCGTCGTTTTAAAAGTTACCTGGTTGAATTCGGTCTGACACCAGCGGCAAGGACGAAGGTGAAAGTGAATGGCGAAACCCCCGAAGAAGACACGCTCGACAAGTTCTTCGGTTGATCCGGCAACGCAGTATGCAAAGGATGTAACCTCTGGAAAAGAACTGGCCGGTCCTGACATTCGAAATGCCTGCCAGAGACATCTCAGGGATCTTGAATCTTGCCATGCACGAGGGCTCCATTGGGATGTTGAGGCAGCACAGCGCTCCATTGATTATTTTGCGAAAGTCCTCAAGCTCAACGGGGGCGATTTTGAAGGTGCGCCTTTTGTTCTGCTTCCATGGCAGTGTTTCATCGTCGGTTCGATTTTTGGCTGGAAAAATGCCAGAGGTTTTCGCCGGTTCCGAATGGTTTACGTGGAATCAGGAAAAGGATCTGGCAAATCCCCCCTTTCTGCCGGGATAGGTCTTTACTGTCTCACTGCGGATAAAGAACCTCGTGCTGAAGTTTATGCTGCTGCTACGAAAAAAGACCAGGCAATGGTCCTATTTCGTGATGCGGTGGCGATGGTCGATCAGTCTCCGGCTCTTTCCGCACGCATACAGAAATCTGGCGGCGCCGGAAAAGAGTGGAACCTGGCTTTTCTTCAGGCTGGTTCATTCTTTCGCCCAATTAGTTCAGATGACGGACAGTCGGGTCCACGACCACATTGCGCTCTTATTGATGAAGTTCACGAGCATAAAAGCAATCAGGTTGTTGAAATGATGCGCGCCGGAACTAAAGGTCGCCGGCAGGCACTCATTTTTATGATCACCAACAGTGGACACGATAAAACCAGCGTCTGCTATGACTATCACGAATACGGTAGAAAGGTATCTGCCGGTTCGATAGAAGATGACAGTTTTTTCGCCTTTATTTGTTCACTGGATGAAGGTGACGATCCTTTCAAGGATGAGTCCTGCTGGAAAAAGGCTAACCCCTCGCTGGGTCACACCTTTGAAGAAAGCTATCTTCGTGAGCAGGTGACTCAGGCCCGGGGGATGCCTTCGAAAGAGAGTATTGTCAGGCGTCTCAACTTCTGTCAGTGGGTTGACGCGGCGAACCCGTGGATGAGCAGCGATGTCTGGATGGGATGTGAGGAAAACTTTGATCCAGATGAGCTGGAGGGTGAGGAATGCTACGGTGGCCTTGACTTGTCCGGATCCCGTGACTTGACTGCCCTGGCGCTGTTTTTTCCAAAACAACGCAAGTTGCTGGTGGAGTTCTGGACACCCAAAGATACCTTGCTCGAACGGGCTAAAACGGACCGGGTGCCTTATGACGCCTGGGAGCGCGATGGTCACATCCACACTACGCCAGGCAAAGCGGTGAAATACGGCTTTGTTGCCCAGCGTATTGCCGATCTGACGGAGAAGTTTGATATCAAGGCCATCGCCTTCGACCAGTATCGCATTAAATATCTTGAGCCGGAGCTTGAGGAAGCATCTGTTTCTGTTCCCTTAATCCCTCATGGGCAAGGGTATTACAAAGCGAAAGATTCCGGGCTGTGGATGCCTCACTCCATCGAATTGTTTGAAGAGTTGCTTGATGACAGCGTCATTATCATCAGGACGAACCCTTGTCTTCGCTGGAATGCGGCTTCAGCAGTGACGGAGGCTGATCAGAAAGAAAACCGAATTTTTGCCAAGAAAAAAAGTACCGGGCGTATCGACGGCATTGTAGCGGGCGCTATGGCAATCGGTGCCTCCGAAGGCTATGAGGATGATTCTGGCGATATCGACGACTTTTTCAGTAATCCCATCATTGTGTGAGTCACCATGAATAAAGAGAAGAAGCCAGGCCGGATAAAAAGCGCCGTTCGCCGGTGGCTCGGCGTACCCATCTCCCTTACCGACGGTGAATTCTGGGCTGCTTATGCTGGTGGGCAGTCCGCAGCAGGGAAATCCGTTACGGTTGATAAAGCCCTGCAGTTATCGGCAGTGTGGTCATGTGTAAGGCTGTTATCCGAAACCATCGCGACGTTGCCTGTTGGTTTTTACGAAAAAACGGCTGACGGTCGCCAGAATGCAAATGATCACCCGCTTTATGAGCTCCTCCATAATCAACCCAATGCTGATATGACTGCAGTGGAGTTCTGGGAAATGATCATGGCCAGCCTGCTTTTGTGGGGGAATGCTTATGCAGAAATCGATCGAACCGGAAAGCGTATTACCTCGCTGGTGCCTCTCAGGCCAGAAAGGATGAAGGTTGATTTAAGCAAGAGCGGAGATCCAATTTATACCTACCGTGACTGGCCTTCAGGTACATCCCGAAACATTGATGAACGGGACATCATGCACATCCGTGCGTTCAGCACCAATGGTGTCATGGGCCTGTCACCTGTCAGTTATGCCCGACAGACACTTGGTCTGGCAATGGCAACAGATGAAGCCAGCGCCAAAGTTTTTAAAAACGGTATGCGGCCCAGCGGCGTTCTCTCAATGGATCAGATCCTGAAAAAAGAGCAGCGCAATGAAGTACGTGAAAGCATGGTTGAGCAATTTTCTGGATCCATGAATACCGGGAAAATGATGGTTCTTGAGGCGGGAATGAAGTTTCAGCCTGTTGACCTCAACCCGGAAGACGCGCAGATGCTGCAGTCCAGAGCCTTCAATATCGAAGAGATTTGTCGGTGGTTCAGAGTATGGCCGGGGTTGATTGGACATACCGCTCAGGGGCAGACGATGTGGGGAAGTGGCGTCGAACAGATGCTGATTGGCTTTTTAACATTTTCACTTCGGCCATGGCTGACCCGTATTGAGCAGGCGATTCGTAAAAGTCTCCTGGCTCCGGGAGAAAGAAATAAGTACTTCGCGGAGTTTTCCATCGAAGGTCTTTTACGTGCCGACAGCGCCGCCCGTGCCGCTTTTTACTCAACGATGACCCAGAACGGTCTGATGACCCGCAATGAAGCACGGCAAAAAGAAAACCTTCAGCCAAAACCTGGTGCTGACCAACTAACCGTTCAATCCAACCTGCTGCCGATAGATCAGCTTGGCAAGTCCGGCGACAGTGAATCAGCCAAAAACGCACTGCGGGAATGGCTTGGCATTAAATCAGAGGAGACGCCGGAATGTACCGGAAAAACGCAGCCATGAAAGTAAAGGCATTCGACTTCGATATTAAGGCTGTCAACGATGACGGCCTTTTTTCTGGATACGGTTCTGTTTTCGATGTGGTGGATAGCTACAACGAAGTCGTTGCGCCGGGCGCATTCCTTGAAAGCATTGAGGAAACACGGGCGAAGGGTAGAACGTTCCCTGTTCTCTGGCAGCATCGCACCGGCGAACCCATCGGGAACTGGGATATCTCGACCCTGAAAGAAGATAAACATGGGCTTTTTGGTGAAGGGGCTTTGTGGCTTGACGACGCTGCCTACGCTAAAACTGCCTGGCGGGGTATGAAAACCCGTGCCATTACAGGCCTTTCCATTGGCTATTACGTACGGGAGTCGAATTATGATGAGAAAACCCGGATCCGCACATTAACGAAGCTCGATCTGGTTGAAATCTCCATCGTTACCGTACCGGCCAACGACGATGCCCGCATCGACGTCATTAAGTCGAAATTATCACACGGTGATCTTCCTTCCTTACCCGAATTTGAGAAGTTCCTGCGAGAGGCAGGTTTCTCGAAAAGTCAGTCCGCTGCGGTCGCCTCCCGCGGACTGTCCTATCTGCTTGACCGGAGTGAGTCCGGGGGCGAAGACGGCGAAACCAAAGCGGCTATTGCGGCGATGCGCCAGCAACTGAGCCAGTTTTCTCTCCCAAAAATTCTCTAAGGGATTTATATGTACCAGAAAAAATCGGCTGATGATCAGCCACAAAGTATTGGCGAAATCTCTAATCAGCTCACCATGGTGATTGATCAGGTCAAAAACTTTGGCGAAGACGTGAAGAAAAAAATGGAGGCAGGAGAAACCGTTTCGCTGGAACTGAAACAACGAACGGACGAAAGCCTTAACCAGATGAACGAGCTGAAAGAACGTCTCACTGAGCTGGAGCAAAAAGGTGCACGCCGCCCGAACGATGCACCTGCACAGCGAAAATCGCTCGGTGAGCTGGTGGTCGAAAGTGAAGAGTTCAAAGGTATGGACAGTTCGGCCCGTAAGAGCATCCGCGTCAAACTGGAACAGAAAGATATTATGAACGTGCCGGCCACTACGGGCACAGGCGCGAGCCCAACCAACAGCCTGGTGGTCTCCGATCGTGTTCAGGGCATTATCGCCCCGCCGGAACGTACTCTGACCATTCGTAATCTGCTTATCCCCGGCACTACCGCATCTAACGGTATTGAATTCGTTCAGGAAACGGGGTTTACCAATAATGCTGCAGCTGTGGCGGAAGGTGCCCTGAAACCAAAATCTGACATTCGGTTTGATCTGAAAAGTGCGCCGGTTCGTACTATTGCGCATTACTTTAAAGCGTCCCGTCAGATCCTGGACGATGCGCCCGGTCTGGCCAGCTATATCAATGGCCGCGCTCAGTATGGTCTTCGTTTCAAAGAAGAGCAGCAACTGCTGAGCGGCGATGGCACCGGCGCGAATATCCTCGGTATTCTGCCGCAGGCAACAGAATTTGCACCAGCCCTAACCCTGTCCAATGCCACGCCGATCGACCGTCTTCGCCTGGCTGTTCTTCAGGCCGTTCTTGCGGAATATCCGGCGTCTGGTTTTGTCCTGAACCCGATTGACTGGGCAGGCATCGAGCTGACCAAAGATAACGAAGGTCGCTATATCATCGCGCAGCCGGTCAATGGTGGTGTTCCTCGTATCTGGGGTCTCCCTGTTGTGGAAACACAGGCCATGGCGCAGAACAACTTCCTGACTGGTGCCTTCAACATGGCTGCGCAAATCTTCGACCGCATGGATATCGAAGTGCTGCTCTCCACTGAGAACGAAGATGACTTTATTAAAAACATGGTTACCATTCGTGCGGAAGAGCGTCTGGCGTTAGCGGTTTATCGTCCGGAAGCATTTGTCACCGGTACTGTAACCGCTTCTGGCGGCTGACAATTCAGGGCCGCTTAGCGGCCCTCTCTTTCAGAGGAGATAGTGATGGCCAGAAAAAATGTGGCTGAACCGTCTGTACCCGACGGCGTAAATGCGGCGCCAGAACTCACAGAGTCCGGGACTATTCAGGTTCAGCCTGTCCGGCGTTTTATGGATGGCGACATTTTCAGGACGCCAGCTGATGATCCGTTTCATGTCTCTCGCTTACGTGCTGCCGAGCTCAAAGGTAACGGGCTGGTGACCATAGTAGGTGAAGTCCCTGATAACAAAATGAACCGCGCCCCCGAAACCAAAGGGTAATGGTTATGACGGTAATCAACACTGAAACAGCCATGGAACATCTCAGGCTGGATGATGAAATCGATAAAACGATGGTGGAGGGGTATCTTGCCGCTGCGGAGGATGCTGCCATGCAGTTTCTCAACCGACGCTTTTTCGCTGACCAGGCTGCTCTGGATAGTGCTGTTGAGAATGAAAGCGCTGGCGATCGTCCTCTTATCATCACGCCCTCCATTCAGAGCGCGGTTCTTCTTATCGTGGGCTGGTTGTATGAAAACCGCGGGGATGATCTGAGTCCTGATATTCCAGGACCCGCACGCTGGTTGCTGAATCCCTGGCGAATTCAAATGGGTGTTTAGCTGGAGGAGATGATGAAAATTGGACCAATGCGGTATCGGATCACCATCCGTAATTTTATTACTACACGAACCCCGAGTGGTCAGCCAACAGAAGAGTGGTCTGACGGCGCCACTATCTGGGCAGAGGTTAAGGGAATCAGTGGGCGAGAGAGCCTGACAGCAGGAGCAGAAAGGGCGGATGCTACCGTTCGTGTCTGGGTTCGATATCGAAAAGATATTTCGGCATCATCGCGGCTTCTTGTCCTGAACGGCCCCTACAAAGGAGTGACATTGAATGTCACCGGGCCTCCGGTGCCAGATAGCAAAGGTACCCGGCTGGAAATTCTCTGCAAACAGGGGACAGAAAAATGATTGATGTGAATCTGGATTTTTCCGGGCTGCAGGATATTGCCCGCGATCTGCAAACGCTCAGCAAGGCCGAAAATAATAAAGTTCTCCGGGATTCGACCCGTGCTGGCGCCGAATTGCTCCGCCAGGAGGTTATTGATCGCGCTCCGGAGAAAACCGGCAAACTGAAGAAAAACGTTGTTGTCGTCACCCAGAAAAGCCGCCGTCGCGGTGAAATCTCATCGGGGGTGCATATTCGTGGCGTTAACCCGCGAACGGGGAACAGCGACAACACCATGAAGGCCAGCAACAAGCGGAATGCGTTTTACTGGCGCTTCGTGGAGCTGGGAACATCTACGGCGCCAGCACATCCGTTTGTTCGTCCTGCCTTTGATACCCGCATGGAAGAGGCTGCGCAGGTGGCGATGCAGCGGATGAATCAGGCTATTGATGAGGTGCTGGCTAAATGACAGAAGATGATCTCTATGACCTGCTGTCGCCGCTGGCAGACGGGCGGGTTTATCCGTATGTGGTATCGCTGGGCAGTGACGGTCTTCCCGATGTTCCCGCGCCTTACATCATCTTCTCGATACCGACTGACGTATCCGCGGATGTTTTCTGCGGCCAGGCAGAGTCGACACTGCGCATTCAGGTTGATGTATGGGCTGAAACGAATGACGAAGCCCGGGCGTTACGCCTGGATGCCCTGGCTCGCCTGCAGGTTCTTTCACCTGTCGAGGTGACAAAAATCCCTGGCTACGACACGACAACCCATCTTCATCGGGCAACCCTCGAAATAACGGTCATTGCCTGACAAAAACCAATCCAATCCGACCGCCGCTGGCGGTTTTTCATTTATGGAGGCTGCGATGTCAGCACTATTTGAACGTGCCCAAAAAACGGTAGTAATGATTACCTCTGTGCCGGTCACCGCGGCAGAGCTGGATACCGCAACCTGGTTAAACCTGAGTTGCACTATCAAACAGGCAAGCTTTACCGCTGGTCAGAAAAACGATATTGACGTGACAACGCTCTGTTCGGATGAAACGGAAAATATCAACGGCCTTCCTGCTCCGTCTGAAATGTCACTTTCCGGTAACTTCTACCGCAACCCGGCGCAGGATGCACTTCGTGAAGCATATGATAACGACGGGGTTTATGGGTTTAAGGTTATTTTCCCGTCTGGTAATGGATTCCTGATGCGCGCTGAGGTACGTCAGCACACCTGGGATTCTCAAACCAACGGTGTTGTTGCTGCAACGTTCTCGCTGCGTCTGAAAGGTAAACCCACCAATATTAACGCCCCAGGAGTTCTGTCGTTTGCTACTGACCTTCCGGCGTCTCAAACGGTCGCGGCAGGAAGCGCCCTGACTATGGGCGTAGTCGTCCAGGGCGGTACGGCACCTTATACCTACGTCTGGAAAAAGGGCACCTCGACGGTCAGCGGCCAGACCAGCGCAACGTTTACGAAAGCCAGCGCTGTATCCGGTGATGCCGGGGTTTATTCCTGCGTGGTTACTGATGCCGATGGCACTGTGATCACTTCTTCTGATTGCACCGTCACCATCAATTAACGGAGCGCCGGGAGACCGGCGATAAAATTAATGTCAAAATCGAGTCTTAAAGCACTGGCACTGGCACCGATGGCTGGCTTTCGTAAAAAAGAAGTCTCCGTTCCGGAGTGGGATAACGCCAAAGTCATCATTCGTGAGCCATCAGCAGAAGCCTGGATTCGCTGGCAGGGCATTGCCAGCCCGGAACCACCCAAACTACCGGAAGGGCAGGACCCCCAGGAGGCACCAGAACTGACCCCTTCAGAACGAGCCTTCCGCACGATGCGGGCCGACGTCACGCTTTTCATCGATATTTTGCTGGATACCGACCTGCAGCCCGTCTTTACTGTCGATGACACCGAACAGGTTGAAGCGATCTATGGCCCTGTGCATTCCCGGCTGTTGAAGCAGGCACTTGATCTCATTCGTGACGCGGATGATGCTAAAGCAAAGTAAAAATGCCTGGCATGCAGTTCCTGATGGCGCTGGCGCTCCGGATGGGCCGCACGCTGGGCGAACTGCGACAAACCATGACGGTTGGCGAATTCAGGATGTGGGCTGAGTACGACCGTATCAGCCCAATCGGCGATATTCGCGGCGATATCCTCAATGCTCAGCTGGTATCTGCCGTTTACGGAGCGCAGGGCGGTAAAATCACTATTGAAGACGCACAGATTCAGTGGAGCGCAGAAGAGGACGAGGCAAGCGACAGCAGCGATCCCTTTGCAGGCTTAGAAGCCGCTTTGCTCGCGGCTTCTCAGTGACAATACATACGCGACGGTTTAGGATTCCCTATCGCCAATGAAAAGGGGAATTTTGTGAAAAAATTATTATTAGGTTTTATTTTTATCACATCAGCAGCTAGTGCAACGCAAATTCTTGAACCACAAGAACTGCAAAAGCTAACAAATACCATTTGTTCTCAGCACTCAGATCCATCTCTGTGCGTGAAAGCTTTTTATAAAGTTATATCATACACCAAAGAGAATGATGATTACTTTTATTACTGTCAAAAATCTAAAGATTCAGGAATGTCAACAGATAAAGAGTTATGCAATCAATCTAAAATTCTGAGGGATTTCATTGACCAGAATGCAAACTAGATTGTTTGATTATAAAAAATAACCTGCTTCGGCAGGTTTTTTATTTTAAAGAGGTAGTAAATGGCAACCCTGCGTGAACTTATCATTAAGGTTTCAGCAAACTCTCAATCATTTCAGACTGAGATCGCCCGCGCTTCACGCATGGGACAAGACTATTATAAAACCATGCAAAATGGTGGGCGTCAGGCAGCTGCGGCTGCGAAAGAAAGTCAAAAAGCTCTTTCCGAGTTAACCGATGGATTTGCTTCTGCTGGTCGAGCAGCTACGGCTGCGGCTGCAGCATTTGCTACAGGAAAACTGGTTCAGATTGCTGATCAATGGAACTCAGTGAATGCGCGTCTTAAACAAGCCTCAGTGTCTACGAATGATTTTACTTTATCTCAGACCCGATTAATGGCGATTAGCCAGAGTACGGGCACTGCTTTTACTGATAACGCTAATTTATTTTCACGCGCGGCAGCATCAATGCGTGAATTTGGCTACAGCTCAGATGAAGTGCTCAAAATCACCGAAGCGGTATCAACAGGACTTAAACTATCTGGTGCAAGCACAGAAGAAGCCGGTTCTGTTATTACCCAGTTCAGTCAGGCCCTTGCTCAAGGTGTTTTGCGTGGTGAAGAGTTTAACGCGGTTAACGAATCTGGTGATCGTGTCATCCGCGCCCTGGCTGCTGGTATGGGTGTTGCTCGAAAAGACCTTAAAGCAATGGCTGATCAGGGGCAACTTACCATTGATAAAGTCGTACCAGCTTTGATCAGTCAATTAGGTGTATTACAGGGGGAGTTTTCCTCGTTGCCACCAACAGTTTCTGGATCAATGCAAAAAGTCACTAACTCTTTTATGGCATGGGTTGGTGGGGTGAACCAGGCAACTGGCGCGACAGATGCCCTTTCTGGCGGTCTTGATGGGCTGGCAGGTACGCTGGATTCTCTTACATCTTCCGCTGTCAGCGGGGCCCTCAGTGACGTAGCAGATAATATGTCACTAATTACCACTGCTGCTGGTGGTTTGGTTGGGATCGGATTAGCCCGGTATCTTGGTGGGATTGTTACCAGCGCAAGCAGTGCTACTGGCGCACTTATTTCAGCGGCAAAATCTGAGGTAGCCCTTGCAGTCGCTCAAGAAAAAGCAGCGCAATCTTCTGTTGCCGCTTCCCGCGCCGCTGTTTATCGTGCCCAGCAAGCTCTTCAGAGTGCTAAAAGTGCAGATGTTCAGGCGGCACAACAGGAGAGGGTTGCGGTCGCAGAAGCCAAGGTTACTGCTGCGCAAGGTCGATTGACTACTGCCCTCGCCACCGGGACAGCTACAGAAAAAGTACGAGCACGAACAGCTCTGGAGCGGGCTCAGGCCGGGCTTGTAGCTGCAAAAAATGCCGATGCACAGGCTATTGCAGAAAGAAAACTTGCTGCAGCGCAAGCGGCGCTTAGTCGTAATATTTCAGGTAGGGTTTCTGCTCAAAATAATCTTAACAGCGTTACCTCTGTCGGCACCCGGTTGATGAGCGGGGCTCTTGGGCTGGTTGGTGGTATACCCGGGTTAGTTATGCTGGGTGCGGGCGCATGGTACGCTATGTACCAAAGCCAGGAACAAGCAAGAAAATCAGCTCAGGAATATGCCAGCCAAATAGATCAGATCAGAGAAAAAACCTCCTCAATGACCCTACCTGAGGTCGATAGTAATCGAAGATTAACGGTTGAGGCGATGCAGGAGCAAAAACGCCTAATCGAAGACCAAGAACAAAGTGTAAAAAAACTTAACGGGCAAATAAATGATTTAAATGAAAGTAGAAGCAAACCAAGTATAACTCAAGAAAATGATTTAAATATTACAAAAGCTATTGCAATTTTGACCGAGCAGGTTGTCGTAGAAGAAGACAAGCTTCGTCAGATGCGAGAAAAATCCAGTGATATATTAAAGGCACTTGAGGAGAATGAAAGAAGAAGAAATGATCTTATAAAAGAAAGAGCATGGCGGCAAAATGCAGAATACCAGAGTCTAATATTGATGACTGGTAAGCATTCCGAAGTTAACCGTTTACTTGGATTAGGAAACCAGCTTTTAATGGAACGGCAGGGCTTGGTTAATGTTCCAATGCGAATGCCTCAGGCTGATTTAACATCACAGCAAGCCAATGCTCTGGAAAAAAGCCGTCAGGACCTTGAACTATCAAAGCTTAAAGGAGAAGCAAGGGAGAGAGCACGGTTAGGTTATGCCGCTGACGAATTGGGGCTTAAGGATGAACCTCAGTTTAAAACTAACCGCGATCTGTTTATTAATCAGGGGGTGGCGAAATGGCAAAACGATGAATCCAATAAACCCACCCGGAAAGCGCCAAAAAGCGAAGAGGTTAAATCAGCTGAAAAGACAGAAGACGTTTACAAGCGCCTTATTAAACAGCAGCAGGAACAAATTGCCCTGGGAAGCCAGAATACCGAACTGGCTAAAATGAAATATCAGGTGACGCAGGGGGAGCTAGCCTCTCTTGAGCAAGCCAAAAAAAAAATAATCCTGCAAAATGCTGCACTAATCGATCAGAAAAACATTGCTGAACAGTTGCAAACGTTCCGTGAGGGGCTAGCTGACAGTAATGCCGCTGCGCGTGACCGGGGGAATATAGATTTTCTTGGCGCCGGGATGGGAGATAAAGCCCGCGACCGCATGAAGGAAATGGCGGATATTCGCACTGACTTCCGTAAGCAGCAGGATGAGCTTCAGCGTGACTTTAACAAGAAGCAAATTTCTGAAGACCAGTACAAACAGCAAACGGAAGCGCTGCAGGCGGCGCTTGCTGAACGGTTAGCGATTCAGGAGGACTACTACAAAAAGACCGATGAACAGCAGTCAGACTGGCGCACGGGGATCAGCGATTCCCTGATGAATTATGCCGATCAGGCTTCTGATCTGAGCTCAATGGCTGCCACTGCAACCAGCGAGATTCTGGATGCCACCACTAACTCTATCTCCAACAACCTGACAAACGTCCTGACAGGCGCTGCTTCGTTTAAAGATGGGATGTCGAATATTTTTTCTTCCCTGGGCGAAACGGTGATTAAGACGCTGATCCAGATGGCAACACAGGCGTTGATCACTAAAGCGATTATGGCGTCATTTGGCGGCGGAGCGGGTGGGTTGTTCGGTAGTCTTTTTGGCGGTGCCAGCGGTGCGGCAAGTAGTGGTACCGCTATTCAAAGCGCGGGAGCTAATTTTTCATTTAACGCTCTCGGGGGCGTTTACGATTCTCCGTCACTTTCTGCCTACAGCAATGGTGTTTACAGCACTCCCCAATATTTTGCGTTTGCGAAAGGTGCGGGTGTATTCGGCGAGGCCGGGCCGGAAGCCATCATGCCGCTTACCCGTGGTGCTGATGGTTCGCTGGGGGTTCGTGCTGTAGGTCGTGAGTCCCCTGCGGTACAGAACGCAGCAAGTCAGATTCAGGCGCAGCCACGGATAGCTGTTAGCGTGGACGCACGAAGCACGTTCACCGGCAAACCGGATGACATAACGATGCAGGCCGTTGAGCGAAGAAATAATGCTCTTGAACAGCGGATTGTTAACTCTCTAACCGCCGAGATAGATAACCCACAGAAGAAATTCGGTCGGGCTATTTATTCAAATCTCCAATCCAAAAAACCAAGATAGACCTGCCCGGAGGGAATATTCATGGCAGATATTTTCTACCCGGATGAATACCTGCCCATGCCGCTTATGGACGGGTACGGGTTTAAGCCCATATCACCTTTACTGCGAACGGAGATGACGTCCGGTCGCGCTCAACAACGAAGGCGATATACCTCAACACCCACCCAGGCATCGGTTAAATGGATTTTTAAAACTGATGCTCTGGCGCAGGTGTTTGAGGCGTTTTTCAGGGATGCGCTTAAAGATGGCCAGTCCTGGTTCTATCTGAAACTTCAGACTCCCATCGGGGTAAAGCCCTATAAAGCCAGGTTCGTGGATATTTACGAAGGGCCGACGCTGGTCGCGCCAAAATACTGGCAGTACAGCGCAACGCTGGAATTATGGGAACGCCCGTTACCGCCTTCAGGCTGGGGAAATTACCCGGAATGGCTGGCGGGCCAGTCGTTACTGGATATCGCGCTAAACAGAGAGTGGCCGAAGCATGACAATTCTTGAGCGGCTATATGCCAGCAGCGGATCGGAGGTTATTCACGATACGCTGCAGATATCGGCAGGCGATGATAACTACTGGCTAACCAGTGGCTGGGATGACGTTTCCGTGATGCTGGAAAATGGTCAGCCAGCGACGTTTGAAGCCAGCGCGATAGATATTGCCTTACCAGCCAGGAACGCCGACGGGACACAGGATTTAAAGTTTGCTATCAGCAATATTGACGGACGGGTTTCAGAGGCGATCGATAAAATTCTGGATGAAATGAAATCAGCCACGCTGACATTCCGGCGGTACATTTCATCCGATCTGTCTGCTCCGGCATCATCACCGTATACGCTCGATATCAAATCCGGCTCCTGGACCCCGACAGCAGTTCAGGTCACGGCAGGCTATATGAATGTCCTCAAAACAGCCTGGCCCCGTAAACGTTACAACCTCGCCGAGCATCCGGGCTTACGTTACTAACCTGAGGCAAATATGTTTAATCCTGATAAATACCGTTCAGTCACCTGGCTGAAGGGCGGGCGCGTATTTCCGCAGCTCGACTGCTTCGGCATTGTAAATGAGATACGTCGCGACCTTGGGCTACCTGAATGGCCGGATTTTGCAGGAGTGACCAAAGACGGCGGGGGCCTCGACCGGGAAGCGAGAAAGCTGATGCTTTCGCTGAAACGTTGTGCCCCGTGTGAAGGCGCCGGAGTTGCTTGCTATTCGGGTTCAACGGTTTCCCATGTTGGGATTGTTGTGATGCTCGATAACCAGCTGCAGGTCGCGGAATGTAATCCAGGCTCGTGGGTTACGTTTCTGCCACTGGCGCGATTTATCCGCCGCTTTAACCGCGTGGAGTTCTGGCAATGACGATAAAGTTTTACCCGTCCCGGCTACCGGGTGAACCCCTTGAAACGCACGATCATGGTGTGCTTACGCTGCATGAGTGGATGAGCAGAAATGTCCCGAGCTATTCACAGGATAAAACTCATCCTGTCGTGATCGAGCTGAACGGCCAGGCAGTCCCCCCGGCGGAATGGCCGTTATGTTTGTTGCGGCCAGACAGTGACGTGCGGATATATCCCATTCCGTATGGCACGGGTCTTGAAATTGCCGTGTGGGTTTCGGTGGCCGTATCCATTGCGTCTACGGCCTATGCATTATTCTTTACCCCAAAACCAGAGCTGGGGGGTTTTTCATCCAGTAACGCTTCATCGCTGGATCTGAATCCGGCTAAAGCCAATACAGCGAAGCTTGGCGATCCCGTTAGGGAGGCTTTTGGGCGAAACCGGATTTACCCTGATTACCTGGTGCAGCCGGTAACGCGATTCGACCCTGCTGATCCCACCAGGATGACGGTCGAAATGTTTGTCTGCCTTGGATATGGGCGTTTCTCCTATACCGGTGGAGATTTTCGGGTAGGAGAAACTCCGGCGTTGACCTTAGGCGAGGGCTTTTCATATACCAGCTATGGGCCCGGCGATAATGTGGCTGGGGATCGTCGCAGTGAGATATGGTTCAACTCAACGGAAGTTGGTGGAACGTCGAGCGGCAGCGGCCTCGATATGGCTCAGACTGCCCCTGAAGCCAGTGATATCGTTGCTGATGCCATGACCGTCAGCGGTGCCTCTGTCTCGTTTTCTGGCCTCGATGTCGATGATGATAATGATGAAGACGAGGATGAGAACAAACTTCCTCCTGGCTGGATCGCCGGTGCAATTGTCACCCTGAAAGCGCCAGTGAATTATCAGGTATCCATCGAGGGCGGTTTTAACGTGCTGACAGGAGACGTCGTGTCAGAGATTGCGCCATTCAGCGGAATGCCTGTCACCCTAACGTTTAACGGTACTGACTATGATCTGCAGATCTCCACGTATACCCCTCACCAGGACGCCGTTCCGGGAACAGGGGGAGCGACTGCGGTATTACGCGCCAGTGCGTCGCCGTCAACGTATGACTTTACGATAACCAGCCAGACCTTTGCTCTGACCTGGCAGGGTATCACCTATACCATATCTCTGGTCGCCAACTACGGCACAATGTCTGGCGTGCTCGCAGCGATTAATGGCGGGTTGAATGGTTCGGGGCTCATTGCTCAGGATGATGGCGGCGTGATACGTATCGTCGAGATCTCCAGCCCCTGGCGTGGCGGTTCCATTACGTCATCTTTCCTGCCTGCGTCAGTATTTGGTGACAGCCCGGTATTTACTGCTGGTGCAGCCTCCAGCGGCGGAAGCCCTGCGGTAACAGCCAGCGTCACGCTGGCATACGATTCTGGCACTGCCTTTGCCGGATTGCCGGAAGGAACCCAGCGGATTTCCCTGGCGCACCGTGGCAACGAATACCAGATAGCGTCTACTGATGGCCCCTCTGCGACCGTACAGCGTGTGGTTAACGGTGTCGTTGACAGCACCTGGTCAGGCTTTATGACCCGTACCGTCGTGGATTTTGCCGCGTCTGGTATTAACGATAATGAAACCTGGCTAGGCCCCTTTCTGGCCTGCCCGCAGAATGAAGTTGTGGACGCCTTCGAGGTCAACTTTGCTTTCCCAAACGGAATTTGCGGGTTCCAGAACAATGGGAATAAGCGGCTCCGCCATGTCGAGTATGAAATCCAGTATCGCGTTTATGGTTCCGGATCAGGGTGGACGAGTAAGCCAGGGGTTTACGCGCTTAAAAACATTAATGGCCTCGGTTTTACAGAGCGTTTTGATCTGTCCTCTCCTGGGCTGGTGGAGGTTCGATGCCGCCGCCGTAACGAGCAGGGGAGCAACAACGCGAGAGACAGCATGTTCTGGCAGGCGCTCAGAGGTCGTTTGCTTTCCCGTCCGACCTCCTACGCAGGGATATCAACAATAGGGATCACGGTTGAAACCGGCGGCCAGCTGGCGGCGCAGTCAGACAAGCGTGTGAGTGTTGTCGCCACACGAAATTATGATGGCGGTGGTGACAGGACAATCAGCGGTGCGTTCCTGCATCTTGCCCGCAGTCTGGGATATCGCGACGACCAGATCGACATTGCGGCGCTCAGTACGCTGCAGGCCACCTACTGGACGCCAAGGGGCGAATATTTTGATCACCAGGCAAGCAGTGACAGCACGTCAGCAAAGGATATTTTCGACAAAATAGCCGAGGCTGGCATGGGGTATTTTCTGCTGTCTGACGGGTTGCTTTCTGTCGGGAGAGAGGGCGTCAAAAGCTGGACAGGGATCATTACTCCTCAGGATACCGTCGGAGGAAATGCAGACGTCATTCAGGGTCCCGTCGGAGGATGATTTTGATGGCGTGGATGTGAAATATATCAACCCTGTGACCTGGGCGGAGGAAACCGTACAGTGCCGGACGCCGGAAAATCCTTTTCCGCGCAAAACGGAGGCATACACCATTGATGTTGCCATGACTGCAGATCGCGCCTGGCGTATCGGGATGCGTCGGTTAATGAAATATCTCCACCAACGCCGAACGTATACGGCTACGACTTCGATGCTGGGATGGTGTCATGACTTCGGTGATCACATCATTTTGTCCGACGACATTCCAACCGGGAAAACCCAAAGTTGCCTGATTGACGCGATGATTTACGACTTCCAGGAAATTACGCTGCACGTCACGGAGCCACTGGACTGGAGCTACGCGAATCCTCGCTGCTGGATACAGTTTCAGGACGGTCGACCATCATCGCGAATGCTCACGCCGCAACGGGTAGATGATTTCACGCTGACGGTGCCGTACAACGACGACCTGCATCCGGATGACTGGATAATGGATGACCCAGATATTGATCCGCCGAAGTTATTGTTCTGCGACAGTGAAAAGGGTGCGCGGCATGGGATAGTCCAGGAGGTTGCCCCATCGGGTGACAGCAACTGTCAGATTACTGCACCTGAATATAAAGAAATTTTCTACCAGTACGACGACGCCACATACCCCGGCGACGTCGCTTAATACCAAAAAATCCCTTTCAACTTTTCTTTCGCTCAAACCCTCGTTTGGGCGAAGCCTCTTTTTGGAGCAAAAAACATGGCCTTTAACCCGGAGCTGGGGAGCACGTCTCCCGCTGTGCTGCTTGATAACGCTGAGCGCCTGGATAAGCTGGTCAATGGGTCTGCGCTGACTGAGCCGGATCGCGCTGGCGTTGAGCTGGATACCTGGCGCGGAATGATGGCGAAGAATGAAGCCCTTACAGAGGAGACACGACAGAATCTGATTCCTCTAAGCCGTCAGTACATGACCCTGGCTGATGCTCAGGCTGATATCGCGAACATACCAGAGGGCAGCACAACTTATGTACGTAGTGCAGGCGGTAATTCGCTGGCAGACGAGTACATCAACAACGGTGGAACGCTGGAGGCCACAGGGCGCAAAATGCCGTCATATGAGTTGATTGAACCGCTGATCAACCTCATCGAATCTGTTTTGTATGCCGACAATGACGAGTATTCCCGCTCTCCGGCAGATTCTGCAATCATGGACAAAAACCACCGCTGGTTATTGCAGTGGCATGGTGATGAAATCTGGCTGAAGAACGCGGATATCAAAGGCACTCTGAAGATTAAAGACCTTCAGGTCTCCGGTGACGTCTCTTTTGACGATGCGACAATCAACAGACTGAGTGTTTCCAGCCTGGACACTGATACGATTTCTATTGGCGGTGTTGAAATACCGGTGTCGTTCGCGAGTCCCGATGAGTACGCCCGTTCGCCTGCAGACTCCGCAATTATGGATAAAAACCATAGGTGGCTGATGTTCTGGGAGGGCGACAAGTTAAATCTCAAAAACCTTGCAGTTAAATATGGGTTGACCGCCGGGAAAATCGATACCAGCGAGCTGAGCATCAATGGCGTTCGGGCTCCTCTGGATTATCTAAATCCTGACGAGTATTCCCGCTCTCCATATGCTGAGGTGGTTGTTGATAAAAACCTGCGCATTATGGAGTTCACCGATGACCACGGTCATGTCGTCATTGCCGGCCGTTTAATTAATCCTGAGCCTCCTGCCAGCGATTCGTATGAGGTTTATGCGGACGCTGGAAAATTATATCGCATCAATAAAACCACGTCTGACCGCGAGTTAATCGATTCGAACACGAATAATTCTAACGTGCAAAATACACCTGAAATATTCACGTTCGATTCGAATCGTGACGATACTGTCATCGGCAATAAATGGTTTAGCGCATACAGCCCCTATAAACCAGCTGCATATTTCGGGCGACGGGCGATTGTTGGTTTCGGTCATTCATTCATGGCTAACCCGCGATTCCTGCGCACGCTGTCTGATTTAACCGGTCTGCCGACCTACAATTTTGGCCGGTCTGGCGGGCTGTCGCGTACCGTTGCGTTACGTGAGGGGGCATACACTGTTTCGTATGCTCCGGTAGGTGGCAGCATCCCGGCGTCCGGTTCTGTGGCGCTGACTCCAGCAGACCCTGGCGTTTTACAGGTCGTAGACAACGCCGCAGTATCGGAAACCGTACGTGGTAACCTGGCAGGTGTAGACGGGACGCTGGCCTGGGACGGAACAACGCTGACGTTTACCCGTGACGCCAGTGGGTCGGCTGTAGCTGTTCCAGCTGCGACGCCGTTTATTTACTACCCATATACGATTGACTCCACAAATACCGTGGCGTCTGGCGTGCGGTACGACGCGCACGGTGATGCGATAAATTTGTTGTGGTTGGGACGAAACAATGCGACTAAGCAAGGTCAGATTCTCAGCGATGCCAGGGCAATTATTGCGCATTTAACCGCACACCATAAGCGTTTTGTTATTCTCCCTGAATTTCAGATGTCATCTGAAACAAAATCAACGTATGGAAACGGAAATATTCTGTGGCTGAATCGTGAGTTAAAAAAACTCGCCCCGGATAATTATTGTGAAATAGACGGTGTTGATTTACTGGCGAACTTTAATGCTCACTATAACCCGGCATACGCTCAGGATGTGGCGGCTATTGCCAACGGCATTACACCAACATCATTACGTCAGGATTCGTTACACCCGAGCCAGACGCTACAAGCTAACGCCCTGTATATCGGCGCGGATGTTAACGCGCAATTCGTTTATCAATTTCTGTTGAAAAAAGGTTGGTTATAATGGCTAAAGGCCCGTACGAAATACGCAAAAATCTGGAACTCCTGTCGGGCGATATTCTGTATCGCGATCCGGGTATTTTCGATTCGACTATCGGTTTACTCGATTTTGGAGACACCTGGGCCGGGGGCGGGAAAACCGCTGGCTACCAGGCAAACGACCAGATTAAAAACCTGTGTTATGTGGACGATTATGCATATCCGAATATGGCTATGCTCTATGATGGCGGCGGCATTCGTGTTGACGAGCATAACGGGAGCAAAATCACGTTGCCGGAGTCGTTCATTATCCCTGCCACCTGCACAAAACAATTAGTTCGCATGTGGTTTAAACTCCCGACGTCGGACATCGGAGATACAACCGTTTTATACAATAACCAATTGCTGGTTATTGGCGGGACATATGCATCAAACCAGTCTCTGACATACCTGGGGGCAAACAACAAGGCGGATGGGACGCTCAACAATATGGTAGTTGGTGGGTTTGGTGTGGGTGTTGATTCAGGCTCAGCTATTGCCAACGCCGTTAAAACTGGCCAGGTTGTTCAGCTGGCGTGGCTGGCCACTAAAATCGACGATAAGTTTGTATCGTTTCGGGTGTTCGCAAACGGCGCTTACGTTGCAGATTTAACACCTGTCGCATTTGGTAGTCGCCCGGCTTCAATCCCTGTGCGGCAACTGAATAATAAAGGGGCGTCGGAAAAATCGGTACGTAACACCACATATCGCGTCGCTATCGACGATCTGACTGATAGCGCCCTCGACCCTGCCGATATTGTTGCTATGGATTACTCCTGTAATCGCACACGTTTTAGTTGAATGTGATATGCGGCTATCGAGGTGATAGCCGCTATTGCCTCCTGCTGCCAGTGATGTTCTGTGTTACGTATTCAGTATTTCCCTTTTACCCAGCAACCAGTCAGTAACAGACATAATTTCTGCATCTGACAGAGGACCAGAAAAAATACTCATTTCCCTCACCTTACCGGAGAACATCGTTGTTCTTCCTGCCTGCCCTGATGCCGAAAGGTATCCAGCCAAACCAACCACAGCTGACGCAGATACAACATTCTGCCCGCTGGACCCCGGGAATGCTGTTCGTGTTACTATCGGCGCGTCATTAAGTTTGGTCCTGATACGCCTGTTAACATAATCGAGTTCAACGAATAATACATTGTATCCTGTATTAAGCCCATTGATACCTATCTGTTCTGCCGTCTCTTCAGGCGAGGAGTGCCGCGCCACAATTCCGAACGCAGTATCACTGGTGAATTGCAGGCGGATCATTGGTACGTTAGATCCTGCATTATTATTCATACCGATATGAAAAATAGCCCTGTATCCTGACGTGTAATCACTTGCTTCGGCTTTGATAAGCATTGCGAAAGACAGTGCGTCTTTTGCATTAAACTGTTGAGGGTTAAGAATCCGGTAGGCATTAATGGTGTTCACCGGAAAGTTTTCCGGGCTGAAGGTCAGCACATTAATTCCGTTTTCTGTATCCTGCTTACAAACACGTGTTCTGGCTGCTGTATCAATGGATGGATAAACCTGACCATTCTGGTAATCATTGATTGATTCAACCCCATACTCTGAAATTGTCACGCTGTCAGCTCCCAGCCAGTTAATACATTTCTGACGTGAGAACGGAATATCATTCAGTGTTAGCACAGGGGTTGCCAACACAGCACCGCGCATTTTAATAATTGATGTCATGTGAACCTCAGATATTTATTAATACAGCATCTAAATCGAAATCACGATAGGCGTTATATGTCCCTCGCAAGTAGACGACAGTATTTGTGTCATGGTATTTCAGGATGCCATTGTCCTGATAGTATTCTTGGAAAACCAGAGGCCTACAGATTTTCCGGCCATCTTTAACCTCGTCCAGCAGGGTCCCATTCCAGGCAGAACCGTCATAGACATATCGGGTTAACTGACCAAGGGCGGGAATTTTCACCCAGTTACAAACGAGAACATCAGTTGCAGAAATGATAGTGCCGCCTGGCACATAAAACGTCGCATCATCATTATTCATTGGAGAACCGCAGTCGCCTATATCATGTATTACAGGTGTCCCTCCAGAAAATTGTGACATTTTCATTCGTCGATAAGAATAGTTGGATGCATTGAATTCAGCGATAAGAAATAATATCGATACTCCATCATCCTTGACTTCAAACAACCGTTTTGTGTTGGTTGGTAAAGAGGCTTCAAAGACTACATCAGGGATGCCATTTAAGAAGGGATCAATATATCCATAAGTCATAATATCAGGCAGCGCTGTGATTCCACTATAATTGATAAGGGATTTATCACTCCATTTTATTTTCATATATAACACGCGCGTGTCGGTCGAACGTGGATGCTGTTGGATCGCGAGATGAATGGCGTTCCCGTCCACACTCTGGCAAGTGGTAATATACAAATCGGAACCGCCGATAAATGCATTGGATTGCCAAGTCCTACCGTTGTCTGTTGAGTGATGTGCGACCCAGCGCGCCGAATTCGTAGATCCCCGGCGGGCAAATACCAGAATCTCATTCTGATTAAATGGGTTTCTGTAGGACTGGGCATAGGTCATATTTGACGTGTCAGATACCACCTCTGGCCCGGAAATATTCGCAGGATCTAACGTCTGCGATGACCACTTCCGAAGCCAGACATTCGCCCCGGAGTGATCAGACTGAAAAATCTGTATGGGAACTTCAGCACCGGCGCGCGTATCGAGCAAAATCGACGGTGCATCATGGTCGTCCGTTGATGCCGTATCGCCCAAAACAGCAGCGCGAGGGCCAAATTCATAGCACCCAAATTTTCCACGCTCACCCTGTCGGCGGCAGATAGCCAGGCTTCCCAGGATTCGCTCAGGCCCGGTCGTCCCCAGCCGAACGCCACTGAAAAAATAATCCCGCCCGAACTTCACAGCGACGTTATTGATCCACTGGTTATAGCCAATCTCACTCACCAGGGCATTGTCATAGACCTGGGGAGAAATAACCGGTGAAGATACCGCAACGGGCGTAGGTTCTGCACCACTACCCGGTGAGGCGTCATGAGTCTCACCGGAATCGTCAACCCAACGCAAAACGTTTCCATTTTCATCCAGTTCAACATGCGCTACGCCGGGTATTTGTGTGACGGAATAAGCCAGATCGGAACCGTATTTCAGCGATAACCCTGGAACGTGAGTTGCTCCACTATCCTCGCCGAACATAATGACACCGCTTTCCTCATCCTGTAGAAGGAAGGGAATGCCGGGAAGCACATCGCTAAATAGTCTGGTTGTCACATATTCATCGACAGATTCGACATATTCCTGTGATGGCATTTTTCGTCCGGTTGCGGTCAGCGTCCCGCCAACGTTCATGACCTCAATCGCGAGGGCGCTGTCGTCCGGGCTGCGGTAATAGGCGGTGCTCCCCTCGGGAATATTCGCGATGTCTGCCTGCACCGCCGCCAGCGTCGCGTACTGCTTACTGAGCGGAATGATGTTCTGCCTGACCTCATCGTTTTTCGCCATCATCTGACGCCACGTATCCAGCGGTTCACCTGCTCGGTCGTTAACTGTTCCTGCCGGACCGTTCACCAGTTCGTCAGCGCGCTTGACGTTATCCAGGAAAATTTCAGGCGTCGTCGTTCCCAAAGGCGGGTTAAGTTCGGCCATGATTTTTGCTCCAAAACGGTGTTCGCCCAAACGAGGGTTTGAGCGAATGTCCGCGGCTTTTTACAATCAGCTATTTCAAGGAGTTAGAGAGTGCTGATTGGCTATGCGAGGGTATCAACCGGGGATCAAAACCTCGATTTACAGAAAAACGCGCTGATCCGCGCAGAATGTGAGCTGGTTTTTGAGGATATGGCCAGCGGGAAGAATGCCCGGCGGCCAGGGTTAAAGCGCGCCTTACGGCGGCTCCGCCCGGGTGATGTGCTGGTGGTCTGGAAACTGGATCGGCTTGGCCGCAGCGTGCGCGATCTGATTACGCTCGTATCGGAGCTACAGGCGCGCGGGGTAAATTTCCGAAGCCTGACCGATAGCATCGATACCAGTACGCCAGCAGGCCGCTTTTTCTTCCACGTCATGAGCGCCCTGGCGGAAATGGAGCGCGAGCTGATCGTCGAGCGTACCCGCGCCGGTTTAGCTGCTGCGAGGGAGCAGGGGCGAGTCGGCGGCCGCCGCCGGGTAATGACTGAAGAAGTGGTGGAGAGATGCCGCAGAATGCTGGAGAACGGCGCAACCCGGCACCAGATCGCAGATGTGACAGGGGTGGGAGTGAAGACGATCTACAAATACTTTCCTGCTGCTGTCCGCGATCAAGGATTCCTGCCCTTCCCGTGATATGTAACATTTGAGATAATAAGTTATTTCGGTTTTGAAAACAGTTTGGTTTGTTCGTGAACGGTAAGAAAACAATAAGTTTTGAACAATTTTTAACTATTAACAGCAATCTTGTTTCCATCTCAGATACATGGGCTGACTTGTGGGCGTTAATTTTTCACACGGGTTTAAGCGCTGGAAGGCTGCTGAGTATTCGATATGATGATATTGATGGTGGCTTGATACTGATACGAAAACAGGGTCATCTGAAGGAGCTACGTGTTGAATCAACCCCTCCAGTGGAGGCGATGATTGCTCGTAGAAGAGAACGCTATCCAGAAGATGTTTATTTATTTCAGAGTCATTCTAACCGTGTGAAGTACCATCGCCGGCCGGTCACTATAATTGCTTTCAACGCCGCTTTACGTCGCGCCGCTAGATCATTACCAGATGTTAACGTAAGCAGTAGTAGCGCGAGAAACATACCGGACTAAGCGCCTGTCCAGTAGCGTGTGGCCGATGTGACAGGCGTGGGAGTGAAGACGATTTACAAATATTTGCCAGTACAATACGGCGATAAAAAATCCCCTTGAGCAGGCACACTCAAGGGGAAAATACTACATAACATCATTGCTGTGTGCGTCTTTGCGCTCGTCCATCTTCCAAGAAGATGCCTAAAGCTTCCAGATATTTCTGGTCTGAGCAGTTGAAACATTGGATCGGCGGCCTATGTGATAGTAGGGGGTGAAGACGATTTATAAATATTTTCCAGCCGGTTAAGTTTGCTCACCTGCGAACCGTATGCAAGAGATCGCAGGTGAACAATTTGCTATGAAGGCATTGCCATAGCTGAAAAATTTTAACCGCACCCTGTTTGTAAAACCATCAAACAGCTAAGGCCTGAAAACACTTTAAGACTTACCTTACTCATCACATCAATGTGTTACGTCAATGGCGTAAATTGATAGCCAGAACCTATATTGATCTGTCGCTTTGTTAAAACTACTGTATATAAAAACAGTGTAAATGTGAGCGAGTCTATTATGCAGTTCTACACGCCCGTTGAGTTACGTCAGATCATGCTGCTTCCGTTGTACAGCGACCTTGTCCAATGTGGTTTTCCGAGCCCAGCGCAGGATTATGTTGAGCAACGTATTGATCTGAACGAGTTGCTCGTTAACCATCCCAGTGCGACATATTTTGTCAAAGCCGCCGGCGACAGCATGAAAGACGCCGGCATAGGGGAAGGTGATCTTCTGGTCGTGGATAGCTCAAGAACAGCAGTTCATGGCGATATCGTTATTGCTGCTGTGGACGGGGAATTCACCGTTAAGAAGCTGCAACTGCATCCGCGGGTTCAGCTTAACCCAATGAACCCTGCATATTCGCCGATAGTCGTTGGTAGCGAGGATACTCTCGATGTGTTCGGGGTCGTAACTTACATTATCAAATCGGCTGGCTGAGATGTTTGCACTTTGCGATGTGAACTCTTTTTACGCATCCTGCGAAACTGTTTTCCGTCCTGACCTGAAGGGGCGCCCGGTTGTCGTTCTGTCAAACAACGACGGCTGTGTGATCGCCCGCTCGCCAGAGGCGAAGCCCTTCGTCAAAATGGGTGAGCCTTATTTCAAGCAAAAGGACATGTTTCGCCGGCACGGTATTATCGCGTTTAGCAGCAACTATGAGCTTTATGCCGATATGTCCAACCGAGTGATGACAACGCTGGAGGAACTCTCTCCACGCTGCGAAATTTACAGTATTGATGAGGCATTTTGCGACCTGACAGGAGTTCGGAATTGTCGCGACCTTACCGACTTTGGCAGGGAAATTCGCGAGACGGTTCTGCGCAGGACGCACCTCACGGTCGGTGTCGGCATAGCCCAGACTAAAACCCTGGCAAAGCTGGCCAATCACGCGGCGAAACAGTGGCAGCGACAGACAGGAGGCGTGGTTGATTTGTCGAATCTGGAACGGCAGAGGAAGTTGATGTCTTTGCTGCCGGTGGATGAGGTCTGGGGGGTTGGGCGCCGTATTAGTAAAAAGCTGGAGTCGATGGGCATCAAAACGGTGCTTCAACTGGCTGATACAGATATTCGCTTTATCAGGAAACATTTTAATGTCGTGCTGGAAAGAACAGTGCGGGAGCTGCGCGGCGAGCCATGCCTCGGGCTTGAGGAGTTCGCGCCGGTAAAGCAGGAAATCGTGTGCAGCCGCTCGTTCGGCGGCCGTATCACGGAATACCATGAGATGAGGCAGGCGATATGCAGCTACGCCTCACGTGCAGCGGAGAAACTCCGTGGCGAACATCAGTATTGCAGATTTATTTCCGCTTTTGTCAAAACCAGCCCCTTTGCGCTTAACGAGCCGTATTACGGGAACAATGCATCAGTAAAGCTGCTAACTCCAACCCAGGACAGCAGGGACATAATCACCGCGGCGACGAAATGCCTCGATGTAATCTGGCGAGACGGACATCGCTACCAAAAAGCAGGGGTGATGCTTGGGGATTTCTACAGTCAGGGCGTAGCGCAGCTCAACCTGTTTGATGACAACGCACCACGAAAGAACAGTGAAAAGCTCATGGAAGTACTCGACCATCTCAATGCGAAAGACGGAAGAGGAACTGTGTATTTTGCAGGGCAGGGGATCCAGACTGCCTGGCAGATGAAACGAGAAATGCTATCCCCGCGCTATACTACGAGGTTCTGTGACCTGCTCAAAGTTAGATGATTCGGCCATTAAGGGTAGTGGTTATGCTGTTACTACAGTCCGCTTAGAGCGAGGAGCGGACTGTCATGAGTAATTAAAGCTTTTTTATATTATAATTTCTGACACGTCTTCTAATATAGGAAGACTATTGAAATCAACAACCAATTTACCATCAATTACATGATAATGAGATGCATTTGGCAATATATTTATTGGGAAAGGATGTAATGCATTAGGATTGTGATAAACGACTAAACCTTCACCCCAAGTCTCAGTGTATTTTTTGGTTGGAATTATTTTTGTAATGTGTTCGATCGCCCAAGTGTCAATATTAGGTGACTTTACGGTACGTCTGATTTTATACTTATTGTTATTAAAGCCATCTTTCAACCCCATCCGGTTGAATTTGTCAATATCACTCGATGGAGAAAATAATATTGCACTAATGTTTTCAGCCCCTTCAAGCTCAAAAAAACCTGATGGAACTTCCTTAGTTCCCCAGATATGACAACCAATCTTTTCACGCGTCTCAACACCTTCGGATGTTACTTTTTGTTGAAAACCATAAAGATATAATGGTAATGCGTCGTGACTAACATTACCAGCACCTTTGAACTGACAATCAGCTATAGCGATTGCAAACGGTTTTCCGGTAACATGCTCCTGCTCCCAATATTTCTTTTCCAATTTCGCAAGCAAAGGTCCAGAATATCGAGTTGGAAAATAATTTACCAAAAGATTATTGTACTCTTCTATATTTTCCCTGTTTACTTCTGGTATTGGGATTGGTAGTCCTCTACGATCTACCGGTTTATTAACAGTAGTAGCCTCGATTGCGAATGGTATGCTGTTGAATCCATTAACATAGGATAAGTTAAAATCAGGAGCATTGAATGAAGTATCGAACAAGCAGTCATTTTCAGTAAATATACAGTAAAGGAGTATCTCCCAGACCCTTTGATTAAACCCTGTGGTTTGAAATTGCTCTACAAAATTCCCATCTATGTCAGAGTACCATCTCATTAATGGTTCTATAATGTTTTTGGCCGCTGAATACTCTGGCGATTCCTTTACTAAAATAAAGTCTGAGTTGGTGTTTTTCTTATTAAGGTCAACAAAAAAATCCATTGTTTCAACAGTCTCATCACCTTGCACTCCTTGCTCATCAGCTGATGGATGTAATTCACGTATTTTATTTAATAACCTCCTCTTTGTTTTGGCTTTGTTATCGTCAAATTCAGTCATAGCAATGAAGCGATATTTTCTATTTAGATCTCGCGCGAATATAATTCCAGTGTAATCGTAGTCTATAGTATCCAACAACAACATGCCTAATACTTTTCCGTCGAAGGTTTCGAACCATTCTAACTCCTTAGAATGGGATTTAACTCGTGGGTTTCTAGCATATGTAGCTAGTGCATTGAATCTTGAATAACTTATTGGATTGATAACTATTGGTGCCATGGATAACCTCGAAAAATCAAAAGAAACTGTATTATTTTAATCTTTAATAAATATATCATAAAAAATACTTTCATCATTTAGCATAACATACACATATGCTTTGGTCATCTGAAGGGCGAAGGATATAATTAAGTTTCAAGGGATGTCCGCTTCTGGCACATTCCGGACGTCATCAAAGCTACAGGCTTTTGATAGCCTCAATCAATTCAGGCCCCTGATTTTTCACATTACTTACCGCTCGCGATACCGGGTGCCAGGTGAAATGGCCGACGGATACTGCTCCGTCGACTGCTATCTCTTCGGCTTCCTTTCCGCCTATATCCTGGCGCATCCATTCGCGCGCTGCTTCCGGCGTCAGAACCAGCGGCCGGCGGTCGTGAATATCGACCAATCCCTGATCGGCCGCAGCGGTCACTATCAAAAAACCTTCGGCTTCGTCGCCGCGCTCAAAAGGCTCGCTGCCGATCGCTGCCATGAATATTGGCAGGCCATCAGCACGATGAATGAAATAGGGTTGCTTCTTGTCTCCTTCACGCTTCCACTCAAACCAGCCGTCTGCAAAACAAATTGCTCTCCCGTGTTGCCAGAGAGGTTTAAACATCCTGCTGCTGGCTGCGGTCTCAACCCGGGCATTAATCAGCGGTGGTTTATCCCACCACCCGGGTGCGTAACCCCAGTGAACCGGATCGAGGTGCAGCTGTTCGTCTCGTTCGCTCAGAAGCAAAACTTTAGTCCCTGGCGCCACGTTGTACCGGCCGATTGGTTCTGGATCATAGGCGATGTCACGCTCAGCTTCATCAGCAAGATAAGCCAGGTATTCTTCCCTTGTCTGAGATTGAGCAAAGCGTCCGCACAT